GTGCCGCAGCGACTGGCGTGACGCCCGCAATCAACATCGACGGCCAAGCCCTGACGGGGAATGCGGTTGACCTAAGCGCAACGATTACCGGTTTTTCGGTGGCGAAAGATGTCGCTTACCCGGACGTGAGGCTTACGGCAACCATTTCGACATTTACGATAGCGAAAGACGCGAAAACGCCAGATGTGGCAATCCCCAAAGGCTATTTGAAAGAGATCGGGCTATTTGAGAATGTCGCTTATCCGAATGTGACGATCCCTAAAGGCTATATTGAAAGCGTTGTGCTTCTGGCTTCGGCAACCCTTCCCTCTCCAAAGATTTCAATCACAATCAATAAGGATTCATTCATCTTTACCGCCGACGATGCACAGTTGGTGCGCGATAGATTTGCCGGGCAGGTAACACCGAAGCTCACCTTTGGACCGCAGTCGATTGTCTTTACCGCAGACGATGCGAAGATTGTCCAAGATCGGCTCGCCGGGCAGTTGACGCCTAAGATTTCACTATCGGACGAAGGCGTTATCGGTGCCGATCCGAAAGTAATGGCAACCATCAACGCCAACATTGGCAAGTTGCTCACACCGAAAATATGGGTCACGGATGACGGTGTCATTAGCGCTGACCCTGCCAAGATGTCGATAATCAAGGATAACCTCGGAGACGTATTAACGCCGACGATTAGCCCGATCATTGAAGTTTCTCTACAGGAACAGGGCTTGGCGCGCACGAAGATCGAGCAAGACATTGTACCCATCATCACGCCCATACTCGGCGAGCCTAGCGCTCAGGAGATCGCCGAGTATCAGAAGCGACTAGATACGCTCGTCAAGACGAAGCCAGAGTCAACGGTCACGAGTTTGGGCGGATTAGGTAACACACTTGTGAAAAACGGGAATGCCACGAGTGCAAACGGGAATACTGGTGTAAACAGCTTGGCATCTGATTACATTACCGATCTAACGAACGATTTCGGCACGCCTGAAAACGTGCTGGCGCTGGCGACTATCGGCACGGGTATCCGCGGGGCAATCGATAGTGGCATCCGAAACGCTCCAACCTCGGACATTGGCACGGAGATCGTGGCGCTCATCAACGGGCAGTTCTTCACCGAAGCCAATGTCCTATCAATCAAGAGCATCGGCGGCAACGTCTTCGAGTTGATTATTGCCGGGATTCGGATCGCCATGCAAAAGAAAAACAACAATGTCGGGCAAGAAATTGTAGATACGATTGCGGCTCAGGTGGTAACAGCCACAGCCGATGCAATTACGGGTGACTAATGGCCTATCAAATCAACGCGGTAAATATCCCGCAGACAATTTACGATAACGGCAACGTCATTCCGCCAGATCGGGAACCGTTGGCGATAAATGGACAGGGAACGGCAATAGACCCACGCGTTAAAACGCTGACCTGGACATGGAATAGCCTATCGAAAGCCGATTACGAGTGGTGGACGCAGACGATTTTAGTCGACGCGCTTTCCCTGCGCTGTGCGGCTCGTCTGCCCAACCGAACGTGGGTGGAGACGGCATATACAACCGTGATTGTGCGCAAGCCGAAGACGAGCGGATTGAAGTATGGGCGGTATTGGGAAGTGGAACTGACGATTGACATTTTAGCATGAGCGAATATATCGAATTTCGGGCTTACGTCGGGCCGCAATGGCTGCCAGATACAAGCGCATACTTCTACAACTGGTCTGCCATCAACGCTGGCGGGACTGATAATTTCGCTTACTCTACAACACTCTCATCTACTCTCACCTCGGCAGGAATTACGGCAAATGTTGTCAGCGCCTCTTCATTTCCAAGTGCTGGCGGGGTGTGGATTGGCCCAGCGGCAGGCGGTGAAGGCTGGGAGTATTGCAAGTACAACGGCAAGTCGGCGACTTCGCTCAATGCATTGGTGAGACCAGCCGACAATGTGGAGCACAACAGCAATCACACCTCCGGAGCGACGGTGCGCTTTTGGTTCCCTCTCGAAAATTACGATGACGGCAACCTTGGCATTAACAGCACGCTGAACGACAACTGGAATGTCAAGACATGGTCAGCGAGCCTTAGCGGTGTACTCGCCCCTAAAAACGTACTGCGACCCGGTCACGTCGTTGTCATTCAATCCCGAACTGACCCGGTGGGCACTTGGACGAATTATCGACTTGGCTGGATTAGCCAGGCGAATATCGTGGACGACTACGGTTACTCAGCGCGTTGGAGTATCAGCATTGTGTCGTCAGCGCAGATGATCAACACCTTCGAGGCTCCCGTCATCGTGGCAGGTGAGATTAATTTGTTGCGCTCTGGCACGGTAGAGGCAAGTTCGACCCTGGCAAGCGCATGGAAAGAGCGGCAAAGCGGCGACTACGTTGCCGCCTACCCATCCTTTGACGCGGGCAATGTGACCGACGATGACAACAGCAGTTTGTGGATCAGTGAGAAGTATATAGGCACCGGCTGGACTGAATATGTGGTTGGTGGACCCGGTATCGGTACGACCATCCTCGATAATTCGATTGCCCTGTCTGGCAGCCGCATCCTTTCCGATGGCGCGATGATCACGCAATTGCACCTGACGCCCCCGGCGGGCTATCCAGACGGCTATCGTTGGATGGAAATCACGTTTTTAGCCGCTCAATCCTGGGTGGGGCCGCGGGTGTTTTTTATCGGCACGGAAGCAACCAATACACTCGATCTTACTGGGCTAATCAATGACCTGCAAGCGGGGCAGAGGCTTATCATCTGCGAAAATGCGACGCGCTTCGGGGAGGAAAACCCAAACAACGGCGCTTCGCAGATTCTTGACCTGACCGAACTCGGACAGCCAGACTTCTTGAAGCGCCCGGTGGCAGGTGGGAGCATCGGCATCTTTCGCACTAGCCCAAGCGGGAACGCCTGGTTGCACATCGTCGTTTGGGGAACCGCTACGAATGCCAGTGTGCTCTTGTTTGGGACAACTACATTCACGTCTTACTCGTGGCCGGGCACAACGATTAGCGCGCTATCCTCGAATAGTGGGTACACGTTGCGCTACAACTGGACGAATGTGGCGACGGCCAAAAACAACTGGACATACGACATTATCCATTTTCCTGGCTATGAAATTGGTGCCAGTGGCGCAAAAGAATGGTTACTCACCGAACTGCCATCAATGCAGTTGAGCTTAAAAAGTGATATCACCTCTGGGTTCACGGGCACAACGACACTGACGACGCCGGGCGGGGATAGCTCGGCTGGGTTGTCGCGTAGCGGTTCGACTACGATCCAGATCGGCAGCGAGCAGTTGACCGTCAGCGTCAATGGCGCGGCGACCATCAACATTACAGCGCGTGCGCAAAATGGCACGACGGCAGCCGCGCATGTTGCTGGCGACCCGATCTATGTGGTAGATGCGGGTGTAGCCACCGACGCGTATCTAATTAACAAACTGAGTTGGGCGCGTAGCGGGGGCACTTCCTACCCGACACAATTCAAACTCTACACGTCGAAATACCAAAAGCCGCGCAACCCAACTGAGCCTAGCTACACATTGGATTGGGTGACGCCGATCTCGGTATCCGGTCACGTGGCGGCAACCTGGACAAGCTCGGCGATTAGCCGACGGGCAAAGAACGTGTTGATTGAGATCGAAAAGATGACGACCGACCCATCACGGGCAAGGCTGAACGCCATTACAGCTACGGTCGATCCGGCAACATTTGAATCTTCTACCGTGATCACGACTGGAAATAGCGGTGATGTGGTGGTCGCCATTCTTGACGCGGTTGGCGTGCCGTCTGGCGCATGGGCTGAAAGTAGCACGAATTTGAATATGAAGCGCAACACAACCGCAAAGGGTGGTGCGTGGACCGTGATCGAGGATTTAGCCGACTATGGCTCGTTGACCATCCTCGTGGATGCGATGAGTAAGATTCAAATCACGGATGATGTCTTCTGGACAAACGATGTGTTTGTTGAGCAAAAAACATGGTCCCGCTCAACCGCCATTAGTCCGCAATTCGCATCCTCCTATAACGACAGGATTTCTCAGGTGGTTTTGCCCTGGGCTGCCGCAGACGGCAGCGCGAGCGGGAAAGTGTACTACCCGGCAACCCCGGATGGGAATGGAAAGGTAGTAACACTCAATGACGCTGTGCTGCCTAACAGTAGTATCGCCACCACGGTGGCTGGAAAGAAATATTTACAGGCACGCTACTCGTGGGGTATCCAGATACAGTCTGCCAATGGCTATCCAGACATGGAGGCGGGAGACAACGATCTTGTGACCTGGGATATTGACCCGACGCTTAATGGCGCGGATCGCAGGATTATCAGGATCGACGTGCAACACACGATCAGTAATCGCGTGTGTGTGACCAATGTGCAGGGCGTGGAGATTCAGCGCTATTCGGACGAACAGTAATGGCTAATTTCGAGTTGCAGAACGCAAAAAAGAAAATCCGACAAGCCATTGACGGCAAGTACGAGAAGAAGGTGGAATCCAGGGTTGCGGCTGCGGTAGGCACGCGACACGTCGCCATTGATGGCAATCTTGCCAATGCGACGTTACCGGACGGTTCGAGCGGCGTGGTGGAAGTCGTTAACGCGGGACGCCCTGCCTCGGCGCGTTACGAGTTGCGTTCTGGTGGTGGCGTATCTGTGGTGAGTGGCGGCGGATCGTCTAGTGGCGGAAGTGGTATCACTTTTCCAGAAGCGGATACGCGCTACTACACAAAGTCGCAAATGGATGCGGGCCAGATGGATACCCGCTATTACACAGAAACGGAAAGCGATGCCAAATACGTTCTGCTAACCACATCTGTCACTGGCACGGGCGCGCTGGGTGGGGGTGGGGCGTTATCTTCAAACCAGGCGATTACATTAAACACGCCTGGATCACTGACCGCTACATCTGGAAATAGCAGCGCGGCTAATCACACGCACGCCATCGACAGCACGATTGCACGGTCAGCTATAACGGTAACTGGCGCAGGCGCTTTGGGTGGTGGCGGGGCATTAACTGGCAATCAGGCGATCACGCTTAATGTTCCAGGCTCATTAACCGCGACATCCACAAACAGTAGCGCGACCAATCACACGCACGCTGTTACAGCAAGCGCAGATGTTGGCACGACTCCGGCGGAGTCATTACTGAAAAGCACAACTTCGGGCGGATTAACGCTCGCTACACTAACATCGAAGGGAAACGTCAACGTCACCAGCGGCGGTGATCTAACGGTGGGCAGCAACATTTTATTTGTCGATGCTAGTGGCACGAACGTTGGCGTTAACTGCGCTCCTGATGCGCAGTTTGATTTGGACGTAGCTGGGAATCTGCGGGCGCAGGGTTGGATTGTGGGGAAACATGCAATCCAACTAAAAGACGCTGCTCTGATTGCGCATTTCGATGGAGCGGAACCATACGTCACAAATTTTTCGGGAGAGCCGAACGGACATATGGGGCAGCCGGGAACAAAAACGGGAGCGGTAACATTTCAGGAAGCAAAATTCGGCAAAGGGTTGCAATGCAATAGTGTGACAACGAATGGATGCCCCAACCCATCCGGCGAGACAAACATGTCTGGATGGGTTGAGCAGTATGACGGTAGCAGTCAGTTAACGATTATACGAGCGACAACCTATTCTAAAGTCGGAAGCTATTCGCTATTCATGGCAAGCACTGCGGCGAGTACCTACGTATACAATCAAAAACATTTCCATGCGCCCGATTCGACGTTCGCATGGAACAATGGCGAAACTGTAACTGTGTCCGTTTATGTCCGTGGATTGGGTACGTGGCGCATTGTTTTTGAAGATGCAGGTGAAAATTTTAGAGGATACCGGGAAGTTGTGCTTACCAATGTTTGGCAGCGAATATCAATAACTGCAACAAACAGTTCTGGAATAAATTACTCTGCGTGTCGCCTTGCCTTTCTGCCATTTTCATCCGGATCGACATATATGTACGCAGATGCGGCACAGTATGAAAAACGTGGCTATATGACGGCTTATTTCGACGGCAGTTTTGGAGGCGATTATGCATGGAGCGGTACGGCTCACGCCAGTTCTAGCACGACATCAGCATCTGGTTCGATCACGTACAACAATGTTGCCGTAGGCGACAAATGGACAGCGATGATCTGGGCGTGGCGAGAAGCAAGTCAAGCCCATAGTTGGGGCTACCTTTTTTCGAGCAACGCGGATACGAATGGCATTTATTACAACTCTGGCAATAGCGATGTAATCGGAACAATTACGGCATCCGCCCCGGAAGACGGTTGGAATCATTATGTTCTGGTAGCGGATGGAACATCACGAACGGCATACCGTAATGGTGTTTTGGTCGGAACCACAACGTCGGGAACGGCGGCAAGCAGTACGTGGACGGTCGGCTCATATGGTGCGAACCCGTCTGATACGATTGTTGATGATTTCGTGCTATGCAATCGGGCTGTGACAGCCAGTGAAATTTTAGCTATCTACGAAAGTGATGCTCCGGTGTTCTCCGAAACGAGCGTGTTTCATTTCAGGAATGGAAATGGATTGGTATGGGGAGATGCCGAAGGTCTTTGGATGTACGATACCGCTGGTCTATCCGTGCTTGGCGTCAGCGGCGTAGACGGTAAGTCGTGGGGAGGATCGACGCTTGATTCTGGTGACATTCAATTTGGGCGATACGGGTCTAGCAACGGCGGCTGGTTGCGCTTTGATCGGAATGGTGTCAGTAGCAAGCCGCTAATTTCGCTTGGCTATGGAACGTCAACGGTTGCCGAGTTTGACAGTGGCGGTAGTCGGATTAGCGGCACATTAGACGTGACCGGAACAATTCGCACGAACGTCAGCGGAACGGTCTACACGACGTTAAACAGTAGCGGATTAACTCTCACCGAGCAAACGAGCAATAGTGCATTTGGCTATAATACTGCAAGTGCCATCCATCAAGGCTATTTGACGATGTATTCCGGTGCGTACAATGGCTACCTACCAAGCTCAATCGCCCGCAGAACATTGATCGAGCAGGAGTATAGTGGTAGCTCTGGCGAATATACGCAGATTGTTTTACAAACTCATGCACCAGATTTTAGCAGTAACACGAACAAAACGACGCTCACACTGCAATCAGCACCAGACGGAGACAATTGGTTTGAATTCAGGTCGGCGGCAACAAGTTTGTCATACAAGGCATACATAAAATTTGAGTCTATGAAGTTCAGTACAGCGGCTTTGGGTGCGTATTACGGAAAAATCCTTTGTCGTATTGATGGCAGTTCAACGGATCGGGCGATTCCGATCTACACATGGTAGGTGACTATGGATATACATTTTTTACAGCAACAACACGAGCAATTGCAGCTAGGAATGCAAAAAATCGAAGAAAATATTGGCGAATTACTACGTCAAAAACAGCGACAAATCGGAGCAATCCAAATGATAGAAGTGCTAATTAAGGCTGAAGGAGAACGCAATGAAGAGATTAGTAATCATTCTGATGCTGATGCTACTACCGTTGACGGCGAAGGCACAGTCGTTAATAGCTGAGGTTAAATCTCACATTCGAGAGGATGACAGTAAATCGCCGTACATGACGCTAGTTGTTTCGGTTAACGAGCCGAAGCCGGTTTATGTCTATGCCTCGCTTGATGGTTTCGGTAATGGTAAGCAAGTGGATTTTCAGCCGAGTGGCGTTGGTTGGCGTAGCGTTCTGATGTGTTGCGGTTTGAATAGTCCAAAGGTTTACGTTTGGACTCAGGATAAAGACGGCAATAGGTTATCGATCTGGACAAATGATTTACCGTATCGGGTATTTTTGCCTTCAATATCAGGTGGATAATAGTTGTTTTTGAACAGGATTAAAATGCGAAAACTTGGATTATTGATTGCGCTACTATTTACCTTTGTTGGATGTTCGAGGGAGCCAACACCATCACCGGCGCCGATGGCGGCTCCGGCTATTAATGGCGTGAGTATGCAGGCGGGTGATACGTTGCCCGTATTTTGCGATGGTATCGCTATCGTTTCGGGGACGATGCCTAATTACACGCTCTCCTGTAATTCCTCAGTCGTGGCTACCGCAACGATAACACCTACCGATACGGCGACTGTAGTCCCAACAAATACAAATACTGTTACGCCAACGGCTACATTAACATTGACGCCTACGGCAACTATAAAGCCTACGGCAACCATCACACCAACAGCTACACCCATTACGATGATTTCACCATACGTCGGCGCTCCAAAATGCACAACGCATGATGCTGCATTTTGGCATCCATTGTGGAATTCCGTATTGGGCTGCCACTACGATCACGAGCACGGCAGTAACCCAAACGGAATGGCGGATTACGTGATTAGCGGAACGGCCATGACATACGGTTCACTTGAAGCATTTAACGGCCAGCAGCTAGGCTATGTTTGGCAGACTACGAACGAAAATCTACTCAAACACACTGGCTATCACATCAACACGGCGGTTGATTTACCGTGCGAACAGCAGAATTATTTATATCTACCGACATCGGCACGAAAATGTATTCGTTCTTTCCGCATCGTAGCGCATGTAGATCATGCCGTGCGGGAAGGGACGGGAAGATTCCATAGCTTTAGTGCGGAGGTGGAAGGCTGCAATCGAGACTACACTCGATGCGGTATTCTGCGAACGGGTGGACTCAACGACACCGGCGATGCACATGCACCATACAAAGAGTTGTGCGTAGAGCCACTCGGAAGCAATCGCCCTGCTTGCCCATCGGCGGCGGTGTGGGACTATCAACGACACAACCCGCCATATTGGGCATTTACAGTTAAGGCAAAAGCGGATTCTAATCTAGCAAATGGCTATCTCTGCCGAAATGTCACTTGTCAGAATACGTCTGGCGATAAGATGGTCTGGGAAAATCTGAGCGCAGATCGCACGATGGCACTAGGTAATCGGCTCGGAGCAGCGAATCGACTATTACACATGAATCTACGCACCTACAATGCGGCAGCTTACTACGATCCAGCCGATAAGACATTTAAATTCGTTTGTCCGCTTGGGAATTGTAACGCTACTGGCGATGCAGTGTACGTGTATGCAGTCGCCTTCGATATTCCGGCGAATCTAGCCGTCAATGGTGTGGTCAACTACCGAGGATACACAGATCGGGCAGGACGCATCGTGACGAATTGCACAGGGGAGGGCGTGGAATGCGTGCCGCTTGAAATCAGTAACTTGGAGCCTGGTACTTACATCTACGATATGAAGGAAGGATTTATCTCAGGCGTGCGCAATTGGGGTGATGGGGTAACAACAAACGGCGCACGTTATTTCGATACGACTCCGGCGGGTGAGTCGGCTAGCTGGATTGAGATTAAGTAGGAGATAAAAATGTCAACAGAAAAATGGTTAGCGGCGACTATTACATCGCTGGCAACTACAGAATTAAACTCACTTGCTAACGGCTCTAGTGCATTAGGTGTTGAGTACGACAATGCAACAAATTTGTATCTGTTTGGGCTGTTTGAGCTAACGGTAACATTTGGAACATCTCCCACGGCTGGAAAAACGGTTGATCTGTATGTCATTCCGACCACTGACGGAACTAACTATAGTACAACCGTAACAGGAGCGAGTGGATACGGGCAATCGACGAGTTATGTCGGTTCGTTTCCATTACAAGCGGTCACGACATTGCAGCGTTTAAATCTTGGTGGCATTGGCGCACGTGGCACACTGTATCTTCCGCCTGTTAAGTGGAAAGCATTGCTAATCAATAATAGCGGGCAGGCATTTCCGGCGTCGGGAAGTACATTGAAAATGGTAGCATACCAACGACAAAGTGTATAGCTAAATGGCATACAGATTCAGTTCATCCAGTCTAAGCAGAACAACAAATTTACCAGCCATCTACAATTTTACGATGATGGGATGGTTCATGTTGCCCGCTACCCCTGGGGCGAACGGTGCTTTTTTCAGCTTCGGTAACACGACCGGCGCATACATTGAACTATACACGAACACTGCATTAAATTTTAAGGTGTTTAGTTCGGGCAGTGCTTCGGCATCATTCAACCTAGTAGTAGGTCGCTGGTATCACATGGCATTAGTATGCCGTGGCTCCGGTGCTGGACAGATGGAAGGTTGGCTGAATGGTCAGCTTGTAGTCACTGGCAATCCGTCAGGCACAGCGGCAGCACAAAAGTTGTTTATCGGAAATACAAACGACGGCGAAAATGTTAGCGCTTATGGCGAAGCTTTCAAAGTCTTCAATAAAGCGATGAATGCTGATGACATCACAGCCGAAATGCAATTCGTTGTACCAATCAATACTGTAGATTTGCTGTCATGGCACGCTGGCAATCCAGGCGACCATCTGATCGATTCGGGAACGATGAATCTCTGGACGGCAACAGGTACAGTTGGGTGGGAGGAATCTAGCCCACCTATTGCATGGTCGCCTTACTTATTGCCGATGTTGGCGAGCGGTAGTAATGCGAATCTACTATCTTTATCAGGCGGAATGACTCCCGCTGGCGCTCCCGTCAAGAAAACATCGACATCTAAAACTGCTGGTATGACTCCTGCTGGCGTACCAGTAAAACAAACATCAACATCCAAGACCGGCGGGATGACTCCCGCCGGTGGATTGATTAAGGCGATTTATCGTTCCTTATCCGGCACTGCGACAACAGGCGGGGCGCTGATTAAATCAATATCACGTGCATTATCGGGAACCTCCACAACCAGCGGAGCTTTGTTGAAAAGGACGCTTCGTTCATTGTCTGGTTCGATTACATCAGCAGCAACATTGTCTGGATTGAGACTGGTTATTCGCTCGCTATCCGGTTCCATAGCGAGCAGTGGCGCAGCAACGATACGAACATTGAAAGTGGTTTCCGGTTCGCTGTCGTCAGGCGGTGCGCTGGTTCGTAGAGCGGGAAAGGCTATCGCTGGCTCATTAACGCCAACGGCAACCGTCATAAAATCTACCTCTAAGCTGTTAAGTGGTGCAATTACAACAAGCGGTACGGCTCTCAGGCAGTTTGGACGCTTGGTATCGGGTGGGATTACGTCAAGCGGTTCGCTTGTTCGCATGGCTAGAAAATCTGTTACAGGTACAGTCACAACAAGCGCATCAATTACCAGATCGGCGCTGAAAGTAGTCGGCGGTACAGTTGCATTGGCTGGATCGTTACAGAGAGTTATAGCTAGGATTTTATCGGGTACAGCTACTACCGCAGGCGCATTAATCAAAAGCACACGAAAGGGGCTTGCGGCGTCACTAGCAACAAGCGCATCGCTTATCAAGGCTACATTGAAGGTGCTTGGTGGCTCTATTTCTACCAGTGGTGCGCTTTCCGCTGTTCGCACATTTATTAAATTACTGGCAGGCACAGCAACGACATCGGGGGCACTAACACGCTCTACATATCGAGCATTGCAAGGTTCAATTGCTACCAGTGGCACAGCTATAAAGCTGTTAGCGAGAACTCTTAGCGGTTCGATTACTACGAGTGGCACGGCGGCGGCGCTAAAGACATTTTTACGCTCACTCAGTGGCACGGTTACAACAGGCGGCACGGTTGTAAAACAAACATGGCGTAGTTTGGCGGCGACGATTGCCACAGGCGGAGCGTTGTCGAGAACGATTAGCTTTGCTCGCTCGCTCAGTGGCACGGTCGCAGCAAGTGGCACGGTAATCAAGCAAATATACAAATCGTTACTTGGCTCAATCACATCATCGGCAACTGTATCAGCTATTCGTGTTTTTGTGCGGCTGTTGAGCGGTTCAGTTGCTACGAGTGGCGCGGTAGTTAAGCGAATGGCTACCACGTTGACCGCATCAATTGCACTAACGGCGACAATCGTTAAACAGGTAAGAAGAGCACTGGTCGGTTCCGTCTCTACCTCTGGCGTTTTAAATGCAATTCGCTCTATCCTCGTTCTGCTATCTGGATTAATTGGAACGACTGGATCGATAACGAAAAGTACCGCGAGCGGATTATCTGCCAGTATTGTCACGAGTGGAAGTGTAGTGAAGCGAACAGTTACTACTTTCGCGGGTTTGATTAATTCGTCTGGCGATCAAGCGAGGATGGCTATACGGTCGCTATCCGCCAATATCTCCATCGCTGGCGGACTTCTGTTAATTAGGGTTTTTATGCGCGCTCTTAGTGGGGTGATTTCTACTGGTGGCGCTATCAATAAAAGCGTTTCAATGCGCCTGTCTGGATACGTCTCTACGTCGGCGATTCTCGTTGGATTGTTCTCTGGTTTGGGTACGTTTATCGGAAAGGCAAAATTGTCGGGGTCGTGGGCGAAAACCACACTTATTGGTAAGTTTCACGATTCTAAAAGTATTCTTAGTGGGCTATTCTCGTCCACTAAGAAACTTGATGGCGAATTGTGACAATTCAGTTCTGGAGGTTTTATGGTAGGTGGTACGAGCAGCTTAGGTGGTTCACTCAGCGCAAAACTAATCAAAGGAGTGACGGATGCTCCCCTGGCGTGGAAGTTGAGAAATGTAGCACGATGGGGATTTATCAAGGGTTGGCTTTTTTGGCATTTGGCGTGGGCTTTTTCTCGCCTGACAGAGATTCCAACCGTCGTATCGTCATTGTCAATCCGTGTGCGAAAGGCAAATGGCGAGTGGATCGATTACGGCACGGTCTGTTACCGAGTCGTGACCGATGCTGGCGTGGCTTTTATTGTTGATGATATGGACAATAGCACGACAGACATTACAACTCTGAACTATCATGGAGTGGGCACGGGTGGCACTGCTGAATCGGCGGCGCAAACTGCGCTTGTTACGGAAAGCACAACCGCATTAAATCCCGACAATACGCGTGCAACAGGGACGAAGACGCAGCCGTCCGCAAACATTCTGCGTTCGGTCGGCACCGTGACTTTTGATGCATCTGCTGCCATCACCGAGCATGGCATCTTTAGCCAAGCGGCGACGGGCGGTGGGACATTATTGGATCGTTCTTTGTTCTCTGCGATTAACGTAGCTTCGGCTGATTCCATAAACTTTTGTGGCTTTGCGGCGTAATCCGCATCGAATAATTTCCTCTGATTGACTTGGAAGCTGTGATGCCAACAGGGGGCAAGCAAGGTGCAAGCCTGTGCAGCCTGAACGACTAAGCGGGGAAACACCCTATGGGGTGGTGCGATAGTCTGGACTTACAGGAAACGAACTGTAAGAGGCTGGCAGAAATGACCAGCCCGCCCGAATGGGTGGTAACAGAACGACAGTTTACCTACGATCTCACGTTTACGAGTGGTGGCTAGAATTTACCCGCCACGTCGATTCAGTTCTTTCATTCTGTCTCTTTCGGTAGACTGCCACTCCCTATCCGACTTAAGTCTGGGGGTGCGCAGTTTGCCAAAGAAATCGATAGCAAGTTCGGACTGAATCTTCTTGATGATAAGATATTTTGAAATCTTTTGAAGTAGGGTGAATGCCGCATTTGAATTGATTAGAAGAATATACGAAGTAGCGTGATTCGGATTATCTCTGGATTTTTCAGTGATATTCCCTGCACCCGTCTTCTCTCTAATCCATTCCAATACATTCCGTTTAGTGTTGGCGAATGAAACACGTATCATAAATGCGTCGGCTCTACCGATTATCATTATCGATCCTTCACCATCAAGAAAACCGGCAATGTATGCGGCATCTACTTCTGATAATCCGTTACAGTCAATACCGCTTCTGTATCTGGATTTACAACTGCAAGCGTTGGAGCAGAAAACTTGATCGTACTTAGCTCTGCATATACGGCTAGATTTCCCAGGTGGACATGTATTAAAATCATTTCCACATGCCAAGCACTGCTTTGTGATTAACTCCGTTCGTTTGTTTGCCATAGGCTAATTATATCAAATGTCAAGTCGTATGTAAATTCAAAAGTGTTAAGATCGAGAAATAACGAGGTGCAGTAATGGCGTCAGAAAAGCAAAACTTCACATTCTATCAAGGCGAAGATGAGCAAGTAGACTTCTACGTAACCGACGAGGGTGCCCCTAAAAACCTTACCGGCGCCACGGTGGAATGGGGACTATGGTCATCTAGTGCCCGTCTACTGACGAAGGGCACGGGGAGCGGGGCGACTCTAGTGAACGGGTCTGGTGTGAACGACGTAGTTCGCATCACCATCGCTAAAGTCGACTCGCTCTCCTTGCCCGCTGGCGCTTATTATCACGAGTGCCGCGTTGCGTTGTCTGGAAACGAACAAGTAGTTGCGGTAGGACAAGCACTTCTACGGGAAAGCAAAACCAAAGACTGAGTCCGTAGTCGGTTTCTCGCTAAATAGCATTGACGAAGGATGGAGATAAACATACAAATTCGCTTTACCGCGGAGAACTCTTCGACGAGCCTTTAAGATTTTGTCTGCCATTAATAATAGTCGGGGAGATGTATGGAAAGCTTGAGAGTGTTGATCGTCAAGGTCTCGATAACGGATGTGCCTGGCTTTGAGCCATTGCCGCAATTGCAGCGCGAAGTTGTTGCAATTGCGGCGCACAACTCAACACGCGAACTATCCGAGCCGGTGCGCAGACAAGACATCCTGCGCGCAATCCTTGACGAAAAACCTTTCAATATCATCCACTTTGCGGGGCACTTGTGCGAAGATGGCTTTGTTGCGAGTAATGAGATCATCCCGCTGGATATGATCGTGATGTATATCCAGACAGGGAAGCCAGAACTCGTCTTTTTCAACACGTGTTCCTCTGAAAAGGTCGCCGAACTCATCGCCAGCCGATGCGAGTCAGATTGCATCTTCACCATTTCGGCTATCGAAAATGACGATGCGATTGACTTTTCCGAGATGTTCTACTCAGTTCTGGGCTCAAGCGAGACGCACTCCTACAAAGAGGCAAGGGACAGGGTAGACCCGACAGGGTCAAGGTTTCGCTACCTGCCAGGTAAAAACGTAATCGTGAGACGCGGCGACGAAGTTGTACAGAGACTCGACGCGTTGGAGCGATCAATCGGCGGCGGGAGACTAGGTGAGATCGGAATCATCCAACGCCATGCGATACTAGAGGCGAGGGTTGCCGACATCGAAGAGAGCGTCAGGAACGAAATAAAGCCGATGCTCACCATTTTTCGGGCAGAGCACGCAACACCACAGAGGGATAATAAAGCGCTTTTGTGGGCTATATTTGGAGCATCATTCATTGCCGCGGTTGGCATCGCCAGCCTATTGCTGTACATGGTTCAAAGGTAAGATTATGATCGGTACTAAATTAATACGGAGCAGTAAATGGAGCGTGCGGTTTCACCTACAAACCGCGGCGCGCATTTTCTTTACAGTGCTAGCCATCCTCATGGCTAACAACTCTCAGTCCCGTCCAAATGTTCAGTATTGGATGTCAATTTTGTACCCGATCATGACGGCGACATCATTCATGCTAACTGTAACCCTGCTCATCTACTATATTAAAATTCGTCCCATCCGGCTCACACTGGCTACCTCTTTCTATTTCGCGTCGGAGACGATAGTGCTCGCCCTGCTGACGCTCACAACAGGGGCGCACCCGGTATTGAGCATTGAGCAGTATCGCCCGTTGGTTGCCTGGGCAAGATTTTTTAATTGGATGGCAATAGTCTGGATGATTCGAGATAGCGCGGGAATGATCTTTAAAGATGCGGACAAGTTAGATTTACAGAAAAAGGTGAACACATGAAAGACATTTTACAATCAAAAGCCGCTGGGTTTTGGGTGGCTCTCGTGCTGACAATGGGGCCAGCGCTAATTGCCTTTCTGGGCGATGCGCAGTCGCATGGCTGGGTCGATGCCGGGATTGCCGGCGCGGTGATTTTAGTAATCAATAGCCTGGTGAAATTCATGCAGGTGTCGGGGGCAGAAGAAAAGCAGAGGATGCTACACGCACCCGATGGCACGCTAAGTATGGCTGCCCCGATTGAGCCAAAATCTAAAATCAAGGAGTTTTTGTTCGGATGATTACACGCGCATGTAGCGCGCTGGGAATCCGCCCCAAACAATCCTCTCAAACAACGTCCCGTGGAGTCGCTGACCGTGACCGACTCTGGCAACCTGGACAAATCCTCACCGTTGGCTTTTTGGATGGATCGCCAGTTCTGCGCCAAAAGGTATTTCGTACCGCTATAGAGTGGATGGAATACGCAAACGTAAAATTCCAACTTGTCGTCACGCCCGATCAAGTGAGAAACCTAAAGAGCACGATTCGGATCACATTCGTGCCTGGTGGGTCGTGGTCCTATGTCGGCACGGATGCGCTGGATATCGCTCCCGGTCAACCCACCATGCAACTGGGCTGGCTGACCGAACGCTCTCAGGATAGCGAAATTCGACGCGTGGCATTACATGAGTTCGGTCACGCGTTGGGCTTGCTGCACGAACACCAGCACCCGGAGGGCGGTATCCACTGGGATCGGGACAAGGTGCTCGCCTATCATGCGCGGGTAGATGGATGGAGTGCAGTGCAGACGGAAATAAATGTTCTGTCCGGTGTGACGGGGTCGCATATTCACGCCACAACATTCGATCCTCAATCGATCATGCTCTACCCGATCCCGGCAGAGTTGACCACGGACGGCTATTCGACACAATGGAACTATGCGCTCTCGGATGGAGACAAGCGACTCGTTGCCCAACTCTACCCGAAGCGACAGGCTACTTTTCGGTAAAGGAGAATTTTATGAATCCACAGAATATTGCACGCGCCTGCGCGCTGATTGGTGAGGCGCACGCTATTTTAGAAAGTGAGATCAACGCGGTGCCGGTGCCGCCGATTGTGACGCCGCCAATTATCACGCCTCCGACTAACCCGAACCCGGTGGTGTATGGGCGCGGCAGCTACACAGACTCGGCAGACCCACGCGCACAAAATGCGCGACGGCATTGGTCAAACGGCGGTAAAGTGCTGGCGCAACATATCCAGGTACATACCCAGCCGCAGAAGCTATATCGCGTGACTGATGTGCGCCTTATTGACGAATTAGAGGCGGGTGGCAACCATGTTGCACGCGTCAATCAGATCGGCGGATCGGAAATGGTCGGGTTGTTTACCGGCTACAACGGCGAGATTGACCACTTTGATGACGTGATCAGGCACGCGCCGCGTGAGGAGGTCGTGATCGATGGCGGCTTTATGCCGCCGAATCTAGGGCCGTTGGCGATTGCGCTGATCGATGCCAGCGGGATGATCATGTCGGACGTGGTAGCGAGTTTGGGGTTGCCGGGGAATGCTCACGTTTGCTATGTGATTACTTTTGAGAGAAGGTAGTTCTACATTACGTCAAATGACGTATTATCGATTTTGACGTAACAAGAATATAGCATTATATTTAACGGCACGAGCCTAGCTAGACTCACGACAAAGTTTCAGCATCATCCATCATCAGTTAACCAAAGCCAAAACAAGAGGTAAAATATGCGAGAGTTGTTGCATGGTTGTTTGGGTTGTAGGTCAGCGCCGATATTGGGTAGTCTAATTCGCATCAACTAAAACGGGGGGACGGTCACACTTTGACCGTCCCCCCGTTTGTTTTTTGGTACAGTGTGCCGCCTACTCGCTCGGCATTCTAAAAACAAAATCGCCTTCCTGTAAAAACCACGAATCAGACCGCTTTATCGCTTGTGACCAGCCGCAGCAAGACCATGTATCCTCGTAGCTGGTTGGGTGAACCGCTCCACACTCAGGGCAGATATTATCGACCTTCTCGTGCTCGTCGCCCCATTCGCACCAGTCCATACCGGGTCGGGCATTAAGCATCTCTATGTCAGTCAATGCCAGGTGATATTTCTTGCCGGTGCCGAGTTGAGATCGCTCGCAAAGTGCCCGCAGTAACTCGGCATCAGCTTCGCTTGCGTCTGGGCATGGCGCAACGGGGATCACCTGAACGATGTCGTTTACTTTAACACCGGCTGATTTCACGCCGAAGCCGACGCGGAAGTCTACCTCAATGATCCAGTATAGCGAATCAAGCGATCCGTCCGCCTGGGCTATCTCGATGATCTCTTGCTTCTGCTTGGTGGTTTGGCTGGGCATAATGCTACTGTACGACTCTAAACTCAATCACCCACACCCAGGGATTAGACGCCCACGAATAGGGGTAGTCGTAGTCGTAATCCCTAACTTCGCGGCGAAGATAGACTGACGACGGTTCGTCCCCCGCCCGCCAGATTACATCGTATTGACCGTCTGTGGATGGCGAGGACTCACCGAACGAAACCCATTCTGGCAAATCAATATCATCCAGATTTCGCCATTGAATTGACGAAGGATCCAGAATGTCCAATCCGAGTGCCTCCGGATCGTCCGATTCGTTGCGTCCCCATGTCCATAGCATCCATTCTGGCTTATTTAACGCTTTTCGCTTGCCGTTGATGGAGTCCCAAAGTGCTGAAAACCCTGCACGGTATTGCAAGTGATCGAGATCGTCGCCAACAATAGATGGCTGACAACCTTCAGCCCTTGCGTCATCTTCGCTGATTTCTTGCAACCGCTCGACTCGGACATCAGCAATCTCTAGCGAGATACGGCTTGCCCATCGTGGCATAAAAATAGATGGACGCCAGTTGCTTCCATGCTTGCGGTCGGCGTAGGCATCGCACCACAAGTCGGCGGCGGCTTGTGTATTTTCAATAGATTTGAAATGTCCATCAGCTTTGTAGAGAATCCCATCATTACCATTGTCCAACTCGACCGCTCGCCACGTTTCGCGAACCCACAAAAGATCGTGTGGTGCCCCATATGGACATTCATAGCAGGACGATACTCGTGTCAATCTATCCAGTAGTGATTGGTCCTTGATTGCCCTCCGCGTCTGTGTCTTGCGACCCGACAAAATTGCATTCACCATTTCACTGCTAAACAAAATCGGATGCTCGTTCACGATTCCATACTCCTCAATTAACGATTATCTGGATGTAATCTTTCGATAGTATCCATCATGACTCTAACTGCTTCACCAAGCGCTTCTGCTTTTGCCAGATTGATGCTCGCATTAAGCTCAAGCCGTCCGGTCTGCGCTCTTGCCGTCTCAATATATTCACTTTGCTTACTCATTATCGCAAAGGTGCAACTTTTAAAGACCTCTAACACTTCCCGATCTATGACCCATCCTTAATTATTACATCTCACAAAGTCCACAGACGTAATCCCCGTTTTGCGCAGCGAGTATGGAGCATACGGATTGGAAATGCTATCATCCTCGATCCAAACATAACCGTCAATCGCCCAGTAAGTAATCGCCCGGTTATCGCGAAACTGACGAAGCAACTGGGCGATAGCGTTGAGCGCTATAAAATGCTTACCCTGGCGATAGTCGGTTATGCAGTTTGGCATGGCTCACCTCTCTCGTCGAATGCGAAAACGTTTTCGCATTCGAGATGGCATCACTCACCATTTAGCACGTTTAAACACCTTTCTACCTTACCTATCCGGCTGGACTCTAGGCGATTCAAGTGTTCTAGCACTTTCCAGTAAACATCAGAGGGCGTGTAGTCGTAAATCGTGGTCGCAATGAGCGCCGCCGATTCATCAAGCTCTGCCCGTTCGTCGCTGCTGTCGTCGTCGGATTCGATTTGTCTATCGAAGACAAGTGCGGCTCTATCACTTCTACTCTGCAGCCCGTGAACATGAATTACATTCATATCGCTCATTTGATCACCTTCTTTTGCTTGCTGCGCTGCTTTTCGCTTTTATCTGCTAGTTTTTCCAGGCAGTTATCCGAACAGATTTTTACGCCGTTGCTATCCTCGTAAATCGCCCGTGTGATGGTCTTTTTGCAAATTGCGCATTTCATCGCCCCACCTCGATTTTGTTCTGCGTGCCCACTGGTAACGCTGTGCGACTGGCAATCACGATGTATCGCGTAGGCTTTGCGGACAGCCTCAACGGCTCTACTTGCTGCGCCACGGGTTTCACATTGGGAATATGGTGGTAATGATCATGGCGCACGGCTCGCAATCTCGATGCAATGATTAGCATGGCGGGGATACCGGCAAATGCGCCAAACATAAAGCCAAAGAGCAAAACCGTAGCATGGGGCGGAATTAGTCCACCGATCTGCCAGACCACAAAAGATAGTGCGCCGAGTACAGCTATCCCGGAAAATGCTCGACTCATTTCACCTCCTAAATAATTTATTTCTGAACCTTGGTCAGAAAATTGTATTTTTAGTGTACTTATAAAAAATGCAATTTTATGTAATTTTAACTACATTACTGTAGCCTAATTCCGCTTCCATCACGGTAGATGTTCACCTGCGGCGGTAGCGGCTTGCAGATACGGTCATAGGTTGCCCAGAGCGTTACTAGTTTTGCGCTCGGCACTTCCATCTTACCGGCGTCTATGCGCCCATTATTGTACTCCGCTTGGCTGCCAGAGGGGTGGGCATCTCGCCATTGCCAGAGATCGTAGAGGGCGAACGTGTCACTGATGTAGCCACGCGCCATGTCAACGCCTTGCATTGCGCACCACTCACGAAACTCTGCCTGGCTCCCGTTCGGATTGAGTTTTCGCCAGCGAAAAACGATGTCGCGGTTGTCGGCTTTGCGCGGGTCGAATACCTGTTCTGCCACCGGCTGCACGGTGCGTTCGGTGACGGGTGGCACGACGGAGATGGTCTCTTTGCGCACGGTATTGGTGGGATTTAGGACGCGCCCACGCGTCATCGGCTGGACGGCGGCGAGCATCTGCGGAGCGACAATCTTCATGTCCCACGTCTTGAATGTTCGACCGTCGTAGTGGAACTCGTACGGGCGCAATTTGTGAGCGTGGTAGTAGTCGCCTGCGCTTGCCGAGTTTTGCGGAAGGTAGCCGGTGATCGGCGTAGAGTTCGCACGCGCCGCACGCGGCCAGGTCTTTTCCACTACCTGATCTTCAAAGATTAGATGAACGCCAGTCGCACCAGCTTCGCGCAACACTAAGCGTAGCGGCTGCAAAACATCCTCAAGCAAGCCCTCGGCGTGAGCAACATCACATAGCGCGCCAAACTCGCTAATTACAGCAAAGATGCGCGGAAGCGGTCGCTTCATTTGGGCAATAGTGCCGACGCCAGCTTCACCAAGTTGGCGATCTCGCTCCTGGTAGATGTCACGCAACTGCGTGATGGCATCCACGAATCGCAAGGGGTCGCGCGTGTCAACGCACTCTACGTGCTGGCGATAATCGCCCCAATCCTTGAAGTTGCGACGATCCAGCAAGATCACGCTCGCCCCACTGCGCACAGCACCCAACACGACCTGCTTGATGGCATTGGTCTTGCCGCTGCCCTGACTTTTTCCGTGAAAGCGGACGTGTGGAGTCTCGGTGCAATCCCAGTAGACTACCTCGCCCTCGACGGTCTGACCGAGTGCAAGATTTGTATTTGTATTGCCTCGGAAAGCTTCAATCGCGGTAACTGGTTGTACGGGACGTGCGATCTCTTCAACTTCCTCCTTTTCCTCCACCTGATACGCGGTGGAATCGACAATCGGGCGTGGATGCTTATCGTATGATCCCGCTGCCAGTCGCGCCATTGGGGCGGTGACGCGTGGCGGGGCAATCATGCCGCTATTCCCGCGCCCGTTCCCCAGAAAGCGCCCTAATAGACCACCATTACTCGTCGTGTACACTTTATCGCCGGGGATGGCAGCTTGTACGCGGTGCTTACTCTCGACAGCGGCGCGAAATGAAGCGAAAAGCGGGAGCGGGATGTTCTGAGTGAGCGCAACAACTTCGCCGGTGGGCAGCACGCGTACGCCAACATCATAAATATTGTCCGGCACGATAATGGTTGTGCTGCCATCTCTGTTTTTGACGCGTTGCAGCGGGTAGGACCCATCCACGGGGCGGTTCTGGTCATTGATCATGCCGCGCCATTGCGCCACGAGCGAGACCATGACCGTGCCCAGCGTGATGATCAGTGCAACGACAACGCCACCCAGGCAAAGGCCAGCGGTAGTATTAGCTGCGGCAATCATCTTGGCGATCATCTCGGCGATCATCTCGCCAAGACCGGGGTATGATAGGATGAGTCCTGCCACCAATAGGAAAATTGCGATGCGTAGTCGTTGCACTGTCGATTCCTCGTAAGGATTTTCCTGCTTTTCGCCAGTTGTAAAAAAGTGGAAAATCCTATAGAATTGGCAGCGAAGCCGTAGCTCCGCTGCGCTTTTTTTTGTTGGGTGCGCTTGTTGTGCTTCCTGGCTTTGGCAAGCGCACCTTATTCCTCTATTCGCTCCAGAAGTCTGGCTATACCCCTGTCGCAGTCACCATCGCCCAGTTGGGCGAGTGTGTTCCATTGCTGAGTACTGAGCGTTACCCGTTGCGTGATTTGCCGATCCAAATCATCGGCGGGCACGTAACGCGGGCTGAACTGAGTAGATCGCACTATCGCCGGTGCGGGAACCGTTTCGATCTCGTCGAGCACCTGGGACTTCGCCTGATTAACAACACCCTCGCTTAACTTCGTGCCGCGTGGCGCGAGCGTCTGCAAGGCATCCATCGTGACAGACGAAACGCGTTCAAAGCGCTGGTCGACTGCCTGATTGCGAGCGTACTTGCGCACTACGTCGCAGGTTGCCTCAAGCGGCAATTCAATCGCCACCTTGACCTGTTCTTCGCGTACAATCGTCTTTATCTCGCGTACGCTGGGCGCTACACCGCGTTCGGCGACGATCTCGACAACGCGCTGTGTGGCGGACTCCGGCGCGCTGTCGGCGGATAAAGCGATCTGCTTTGAGAAATCCATCAGCCCAACACCGGACGAAAGGTAAAGTTCTTTATCCGGCCAACGCGTGAAGATTTGCATGTAAAGCTGCGCGTAGCGCGGCTCCCAGCGCAATACCTCGTTCAGCCACTTGCCGAAGGTGCCATGATCTAAGCGCGCTTTTTGTTCGGTCAATAGCTGCCCCATATCCCAGGCAGCGCCATGCAACTGCTTGTGGATGCGCAATACCGCCACGGTCGCTTCTACCGCTTCTTCGCGGGAATCCTCATCGGACAGACGGTAATCGAAAGACTTTGCCATCTCCACGAGCTGGCGCTCCTGGCTTTGCTCAATTTGAAATTGTCTCATTCTGCACCTCCATCACCTCAAAGTTGAGCACGCCCAGCCCGATACTCTTCGCTAGTGCCTTAGCGATTGGCTTGTATGCCTTGCGTAGATTGGCTGGCGATACTTGACTGTTGTCGTTGGCGACACTGCCAAGATAGGGAGCTTTAAATCCGTTGATAGAGCCTGCATTAAATTCGTGCTGGCTGCCATCGAATAGACTCAATGCCTCGATGCTATTTTCGCCGCCTGCGATTTTCAGTAGCGTCTCACCGATCTCGTGGCGGATGCTTTTGCCACAGAAGCGAGTGGCAATGGTGCCGACGATGGCGGGTATCTCGTCCTCCTCTGCCATCATCGCTAGTTCGTTGCGCAACTCCTGCAACGCGTTGAAGCTGGCGGGTTCTGGCAGCAACGGCAATAGCAGCCCATTGGCTGCCACCACGGCGTTGCGGCTCAGGTAGCCGAACACTGGTGGGGTGTCGATCAGGCACAAGTCGTATTGGTTGGCGACCGTCGCCAACATGCGCTTTAAGACCTTCGTGCGCCCCACCGGCATATTGCCGATGTTGCTTTCTTCATCCTGAAGCGCTCGACTGGCTGGCACTACAGAGATCGGCGTAAATTCTTTCTTGCGAGCGTCCTGACGAACGCGAGTGATGCGGTTTACCTGGCTCAATGGCGTGACTGGGCTCTTGCGGTCGGCAACGTATGCCCGCACCGCGTCCGCTAACGTGGGCAGAGCATCGCCATCGCCATTGGGGAAAAAGCGCTTTGTCGCTCCGCCTTGGGGGTCGGTATCCACAACCAACACGCGCCACCCGGCTAACGCGTAGAGGGTCGCCAACTGGACTGTCGTTTCGGTGGCGGCGACTCCACCCTTGAATTTCGATAACGTAACCGTGTACATCTCAACTCCTATGTGATTGAACTACTACGGAAATACCTAAAATGTATTTTTAGTGTACTCATAAAGAAATAAAATTTGTGTAATTTTAATTACTAATTTCCGCCTAATTTCCGTAATCTAGCGTTTTGGTTGCTCAAAAAAGAGAACCGCGGCGTACATCTCGTCGCGCCATCGGTGCGACATTTCGTAGATCGCCTTGATGAGCCTATAAAGTTCTACGGTTTCAATCGTCCAAGAGATACTGGTAGAACTGCGCACGCCGGGACCGATGAGCGGAGATTCTACGATGCCACCGTACACGTTTTTCAGGATTTCAAGCGACGGTGATGCTGCTTTGTGTGTCGTGACTGTGAGCCGATGTCCGAGAATACCGCTTGTAGCGCGTACTGTCTCGAATCTACCCGTGGCATCAACGATCCCGGCGGCGTAGGCGGCGTGCGAAAGCTGCATAGCGTTCGGTGTGGCGTCTTCGCCTTGATGAGACCAGCGATCTTCGTGGATTTGGTGGGTCACTGCGTTGTTGACTCGGCAAAAGCCAGGCAGCCCCAGCACGCTGGCTCTGCGCACCGCGCTATCGCGGCTATAGCCTGTGCGTTCACACACTTCGGCGACTGTGTGAGATGTTGTCCAGATTTGGCGGAATTCTCCATCGCTTAGAATTGTAGCTCGTGGTTTTCTCATCATTCCTCCGTGCTCATCAGAATAATCGCAAGTTATCGCCGCCAACCTTGACCCACGCGCAACTCTCGATGATGCGCTCGACTGTGCGCTGACCGAACTGTAACGACATTTCTGCCGCGGTGAGGTTGGTCGTGATGAGCATGGGCAGCCCGTTGTTATGCCGGTAGTTGATGAGTTGGTAAATGATGCGACGGCGGTCGTCCGTCTCTGCGGTAAGACGACTTTTATCGCCAAAATCATCGAGGAGAATTACGTCGGATCGCTGGGCAGCCTCAAGCCGTTTCAGGCTGGAACCATCTTCGTAGCCAGATTGAATCTCAGAAATGAAATCATAGGTTTCAATCCACAAACCACTCTTGCCGGACTCCAACATACCGCGCAGCGCTGGCGTAAGCAATCCCGTCTTGCCGCGTCCGAAGTCACCAGAAAGAACCAAGCCGTTCTTATAGCGCTTGCTCATTGAGTCTTCGACGTAGCCGTTTTCGATAAAGGATTTGACGGTGGAGATAGCTTCTTTCTTGCCGTGGTCTTTCGCGCAGCGTTCGACCATGCTCTCAATGGTGAATCCACGGAAGTGGGCAGGAATACCAGCCCCTGAGAAGATGGAGTCTAGTTGTTTTTGCTGAGATTTGATCGATTGTAGCTTCCAGTACTCAAGCGTTTTTTGCCCTCTTTCGCACTCGCAGAAAGAGCACTCCTTGACCTGATAACCGGCGTGCGGAGTCTTCCATCCGAGATAGCCGGTGTCTTGGCAGCTTAAGCACTGGTATGTGGTTTTATGCGCCGAAGCGGGAATATTGCGGGTAGAGGTCTTCTGCGTTGACTGCATTGCCTGCACGATTTCCGTCGCTTCCTGGTGAACGTCTTTCATGCTGTTTTGTCCTTTTTTCATCCTGATAACGAACTTTTCCTGCTAAAAATAAACTCGCATGTTCTTCAAGCCATGCCGGTTTTGGAACTGGGTAATCGGGTCTTGCTCTTGCCCAACTGGAAAACAACTCTTGGATGCCATCCCTTGTCCTAAATTTCGGGCTCATCCGAGAAAGTGTCTCAAGCGTGTCGCCCGCGTCTCGCTTCGCCTTCACGACGCCTGCTGACGCTAGGTCTCTAAGACCTAAACCGTCGAGCATTGCCCCAAGCATTTCCGTCCAAGTCGATGCAGGAATGATTATTTTTCCTTCATCGGTGCCGATCACGTGGTTTCCCGTAGGGGGCTGAAAGGATACGGATTGAATCCGTGATGGAGGATCGGATACTGGCGTCGGCTCGGCTGCAACAAGTGCAGCTTGCTGGGCATTCATGCGAACCCGAACCGGTAACGGGGCATTCCTTGACCAGCGCCGGGTAAGCTCCAGGGTTTGCGCGTCGACGCCAGGAACGGTTTCGGGCATTTCAGTTTCGGGCGATTTGTTTTCCGAAACAATCAGAGAATTTTCGGAAGCGAAAGTGGGGGTGGCTTGCGGCTCTACAGGATCACACTCCCTCTTAGTATCTTGATCTTTAATTTGATCTTGATCTTGATCTATATTTATACGTTCAGGTGGATTTCCGGGTGGATTTCCGGGTGGATTTCCAGGTGGATTTCCAGGTGGATTATGCTTACCTTTTAGTTCAGGAGATTGATTGGGAACCCCGTTTTCGTCACAGGTGTCCTTCCCTTTGCTGCCATCTGTCAATGTCCAGTTGCACGAAAGAATCATGCCCTTGCTGTAGTTGTAGCGAATTCTGTCTTTCCATCCAGATGGACACGGATGCTTTGATGGCTGGGCGTATTGAAGGCTTTGGTAGTCCCACCAGTTCGCCAACTGGGCGTATCGCTTTCCATCAACCTCGTACAGCAATACCGTTTCGTTGTCAGCGATTAGGCAGAGTGAATTATCTACATCGTCACTGCCAATGTCATCGTATGGGAATATCTGCGCACGCAACCACGCTGGGTTAGCCTTTAATCGACCTTGATCGTCGGCAATCGTGATCATACCGACGAGTAGCAATCGCGCAATCATTGGTAGTTCGCCAAACTTTTCATTCGCCCACATCGAGGCGTCGATCATTCGTTTCATAACACCTCAGTCATTGGTATATCTAAGAGCGAACACGCGCGGCATCTCGGACGGCTCGATCCACGGCAGCGCTTCGGCGAACGTCACCCTCTCGTCTTCTAAGGGGAAGTAACGCTCTTCAAGCTCCGCATCTTCGAGCTTGCGCGTCGAGGATAAAACCACTGACGCGTCCATACCGAGTCCCTGAGCCGCCTTCGCCGCAACCGCCTCGGCGCTTTCGCCGACCCACCACTGTGTTTTAAGTACCTGAAATACTTGAAATACTTGAGTTGCCATGTTATCCCCCTGTTTGAAATTTCTTATTCGGCTACCTGTCGGCAGTCGAAAGTAAATGTAATATATTTGCCCGTTCTAACCTCTGTCATTTTTTGTTACAATTTTGTCAGCTAGCCTCTGGCGGTACTCCACTTCCCCCGCCACGCTCACATCGCCATCTCATCGCTGCTAAATCATCCATTAATCATTATTTGCAATTTAATACTTTTGACGTAGACTAGATATGGTTTGGCGCGTTCCGCGTCGCCTTGGCTAGTCCATAGGTGGCCCATGAATAAAATATCTCAGGAGATTGACCTATTCCTCGAAAATCGGCGGGCAAAGCATTTATCCGCCAGTACTGTCAATTGGTACGCCCAGCAGCTATCTGCTTTTTCTCGCTACATAGATAAGTGTGGGTTACCGGCTGATGACCCCGATACGATAGAAGCCTTTTTTATAGCGCAACAAAAGACCGGTATATCAGAATCGACGATCCATGCACGCTTTCGAGCTATTCGAGCCTTTATGCGCTGGTACGAAAAGCGATCCCACCGCAAGCGGCAAACATTTGATAATCCGGTGGACTACATCGACGCCCCCAAAGTTGCGAAACACAAACCGCGAGTTGCGGACCCTACCCACCTGAAAAAGTTGCTGTTATTCATCGGTTCGTCTTCGTTTGCCGATATCCGTGACAAGTTCGTCGTTCGGTTACTCTGGTCAACCGGCGTACGCGTTAATGAAGCATGTAGCCTTTCCCTGAATGACGTTGATCTAGTCGCTGGCTTCGTCCTGGTGAGAGATGGCAAAGGCGGGAAAGATCGCCTGTGCCCATTTGGCGAAGACTTCAAGACTGCCTATCTTGAGTATCTTATGAACCGCCCGGCGACTACCTGCGAAAAGCTACTGTTATCGGTTGGGGGTCAGAGTTCGTATTACTCAGTAGGGCTATTACCGAACGGCGTGCGTCAAATGCTCAATCGCCGATGTGTGGATGCTGGTATCCCGCAAATCAATCCGCACTCGATCAGGCACCTATACGCGATTGAACGATTGAATAACGGAATGGCGCTCAGCGCTGTAAGCAGTGCGATGGGGCACACGTCGGTTTCGTTCACGGCGGCGAAATATGCAAAGTGGGTTTCGAGCGGTTTACGGCGGGAATACGATAATGCGACGAGGAACCAGAAAGACCAGAGCACATGATTTTTAGTCATCTGCTCTGCTGTGAAGGGTCAAGTGTTTTGGTTGGTAAACCGCAAAATAGCTGACTCTTAATCATCGGGTTCAGGGTTCAAGTCCCTGGTGAAGCACAGCCCACCATTGGTATGGAGACGTGCGCCAAACCACAATCGTCTCTGTACCAAAACGTAAACGTTTTGTAACTATGTTTTTAATGTGCAGTATGTATGATGAATTGGTGATACTAGTCAGGAAGTGGCTGATTACGTGGTCACTACGAAGAATCTCAATAGTAACCAACCACGCACTACGCGTGTTAGGCGATTGACTATCTTCCTTCGTCCAAGTTGAGAGATAGTCAATTTGTATATGGGTCACTCATCTTACCGCACTATCAACGATCTGTCATCTGACAATTGTTGATGGTTGGCTAAAGGGTGACTGAACCTATCAGGGTTAAAGGAAGGCTCACTGTTCTCGCAGTGAGCTTTTCTTTTTTTTAGCCCCGATTCTTTCATGCTGGTGACAAAGCCAAAACCGGGGCGTCACCTTTTGGGATTATGACAATGTCGTCGAATGTGCATTCTAGCTCTTGGCACAGCGCGATTAGATTGTCGGTTGTTGGCTTATCTTTGCCCGTCAGCCAGTTTGACAAGGACTGTCTAGTTACTCCAAGACGGCTAGCTAGCTCCGTCTGCTTGGAGATTCGTTTTCGTGCCATGAATTCAAGCACCTTGTATTTATCTATCACATCCCCTCCAGTATCCCATTTAGTAAAAAATCTGCAACTTTAGTCAGTATACTTGATAGGTTTACTTTCGTCAAGTATGAAGTTTATATTTGCAAGTAATTGTATTGATTGGTGATATATACGTCAAATGTCAGTTTTGAAATAAGTCTCAACATGTTAATGTTACCGCAAGCGGTCTCGCCGCCATGCTAAATTTACTTAATCCCATAGTCGAAAAAGGAAGTTTCATATGAGAAAGACACTTGCAGTTTCTCTCTGTTCAATGTTTCTGATTTTCATTTTCAGTAGTGTTGCTTTGGCTGACACCTACGAAATACCAGTAATCACCAATGGGAAAATAATCACCCTCTCGGTAGAAGTTGAGGACGGCGTAGTTGTCTCCGCCTCAACTGTCGCCAGGGGTGTCTTGGTCGGAAAGCCAGTGGATGTTACAAAAAAGCCAGTTGTCGAAGGTGGGTATTGGGCAGAGCTTATGCCGGACGCCTTGAGTAGGGTAGAGAAAAGTAAGGACGAATTCAGCGGAAACACATTCTACACTAGCAAATTTACGATATTGCAGGATGATGGGGCTATTTATCCATATATAGGAACGGACGGGGACGATGTATGGATTCGCTTCAGCGTATTTTTGGTCAGCGAAAAAGCTACCATGTTCGACAATTGCACCATTGTTGCTGATGGCGAGAAATTTACTTTGAAATTCAACACACTTGATGCGAAGTTAGATTTTGGCGCTGGCAATGTTTACGAAAGTAATGATATTGGGCTGTCTGGAAAGTCGAGTATGAAAATGTTGCAAGCGGTGGCAAAGGCTAAAATCACGAAAATCCGATTTTATGGCAGGACTGAAATTTTCGACTACGTTATCACTGCTCAGGAAAAGAACGCATTTATAGAGGCGCTAGCAACATTCGAGCTACTTGGGGGAGATATAGATAAAGAGTGATGATCAATAGTGCTGTATTGATTGATTCTATCCAGCAACGGAACTAATTCCTCCCAGGAGCGCCCACTACCCATGAGTCAATATCGCCTTACTAGATCGAAGCGAAAAAAATCTAAATTCCCCTTCATAGTGACTTTTTTGATAGTTACGCTTGTTTTCGGCACCCTCGGCGCTCTTAACGAGAATAATAAATTGGATCAGCCTCAAAACCTCAAATATTTTGACGAGATTGCCGCCCATCGATCTCGATGCGATGACTACGAGTTAGTCGAGAAACTATCGTTTAGCTACTACGTAGCGCAAACGCATTATGGGGGCATGAAGGAACTCAGGGATTTAGCGAATGAAAAGATTCTAACGCCTGTGCCTACTATTTGTAGTGGCGCAGGCTGGCTAGATACGCCAACACCAACGGTTACTCCAACGCCGACGATTACACCTACGCTAACTGTCACGCCCTCACCAAGTATGACGCGCACGCAGACACCCATTCCGACGCTGACCCCGACACCAACACAAACCCCAACGGAAATGCCTCACGCAATACAATTTCGCATTGAGAGCGAGAGCGGTGAGGCGGTGTACTCGTCGGTAGAGTATCAGGTCGGCGCAATGCCGAAGATAACGGTAGATGACGTGAATTCGTCGTGGGAGTACTCTTTCGTATCGACGCGCGGCATTATGCTTCGTCTTAGAATCGCTGATACAGATATGGGTAATCCACCATCGTGCATCATCTCCATTGATGGTGTGGTTATTGATAGAAAAAGGCGTGGAGAAAACGAGGTCTATGTAACCTGCAAGGCTACCGTACCTTATCCATAAGTAGATAAGGTATCCTATGTTTTCTACTCAGAAGCGACAGTCTAAGCGATGGTCGCTTCTTTTTTTTCTTCAAATACGAAAACGTTTTCGTATTTGAAATGCCACCCGGTCTAGCGGTAAAAGCAATATCTCGATCCAATTTTCCTCAGTTTCCCTGGTTTCCCCGCTCTCTTCCCGTTTACCGCTCGACAACGAGTGGGTGGCTTGTCGAGCCCAATCACTCGTGTTGTATACAGATTAGTGAATTTAAATTAAATTACAGCTTGACAAAAGTAATCTGTAGTGTTACAATTGTATTGCATTGCTTTACTCGTATAAAAGGAACGCTTGGCTCTACCGTGGAAAGTTTCGCCAAGCGTTCCCGTGTCGATAATCTCACAAGGAGAGTTATCATGCAGAATTCTACCACACTCGGTGCAGCCGTTCAAACCTACCTCACGCATGACCCGCGCCGAATCAATCCCTTCAATCACCCCGGACACACCTTCCAACCCAGTGACGACCCCGAAGCGGATCAGCTCTACCTGGCTGGCGTGAAGGCTGGCACTATTGCCCGCTTCTATGTTACCGCGAGCGAATCGATCAAGCCCGGTCATCTCCAAGCCACCATCTACGACCGCCACAACGGCAATATCGTCATTTGCCTGGAGCCACGAAAAAACAGCGGATTCGTGACGAAGTTTGGAGCACACGAAGCGCGCATGTTTCCGCTCTTGGAGCTTATTCAACAAATCTCAGACGAGCAAGGTGTCGAGATCAACCTCGACGAGGATCATGCCAAAACGCACAGCGCCAAGGGCGCGGGTATGGTCGCCATTCTGCGCGATATGCTTGCGCAGAATCAGGGTAACTTGGTGGACGCGCAACTATTCGCCGAGGGCGTTGCGCTAGCGCAGTCCCAGCAGTCGCCGGTGAAGCTGTGGCACGACGAACAGCGCCGCGGCTACTTTTCTATCTCTAATCCAAATGTCGCCCTTGCAGGGGCATAAATTAATTCCAGCCGTTGTTATCTAACGCGATGGCTGGAATAATGTAAGGGGGAAGAAATGGCGACACTTGTGGTGATGGTTGGGAAGATCACGCCGAAGGGGACATCGACGGTCATCCTGAACGGTGCGTTGAATGAGGGTAAGAGAGACGCGACGTCCCAGGCGCAGACTGCCGGAAGCGGGGACACCAACAAGAAGGAGGTAAAGCCGAAATGAAAAGCCTTATCTCTTCGCAGTCCCTGGCGCTCATGCGTCCCTACAGCCCGATTCTAATCGGCTCTGCCGCGTATGGCAACGTCTACGCAAATGACATCGATATGTTGATTTGCGTGCCTGTGGAGAAGCTGGGCGAGGTTGAGGGTCAATTGTCCGCGTTGGGCTTCACCCGGCAAACTCCCGACCCCGAAACGCTTGACCCACGCGTGTACAGCGCGTGGAAATCAGAGCGGTTGGATATCCAGATCGCTCTGCCTGGCGATTACGAGAGCAAGGCCGCTGCGCACAGAGAGGTATTGCGCAAGCGATTGTATAAGGGGTTGACGAAGGCGGCGCGCTACGCTCTGTCGTGCAGTCTGTTCGTTGGGTAGTTCAATCCTCGTGCGCTCGCTGCTGATAAGTTCCGGTGGGTGCACGAGGTTCAATTCTCGGTAAATAATTATGGTAAAAATGAAACAAAATCGCTCGCGCAAATCTGGGCACAAGCAGAGTTTGAATGTGCAAGACTATGGCATTCAAACGGACAGCCGAGCGACGGTGAAATCTAATTTAAGCGTGATGTTGTGCCTGCTCCAATCTCGTCCAATGCGTGATGTGTTCGGTGGCGGGGCGGAAGCGGCGATAAGGGAGATCGAAAAACTGTTGGAGGTGGTCAAGTGAACACTATCGCAGAATTCAAAAAGCAAGGGTGGGACGCTACGCAAGCGGCTATCTTGGCGGAAGCACAGAAAGGGATCGCCGCGGATAGCCAGCAGCAAGCCAGGGTTGAAGCTGACCGGCTACCACTGCTGGAACTGGTCGAAAAGTACGAGGCAAAATGGCCGGAGATTCACTACGTCAAGGGTGGCAGCCGGGCACGCAAGGCGATGGAGATTGTACTGAATGGTGGACTCTATCACATCGTGGAGGCTGACAGCAATGGGAACGATCTGTGGCAGGTCGGCAATCACAAATGCAGTAAGCGCGGCGGTTGGTGCGATTGTCGTGATGAGCAAGCGCCGATCGTGCCGACATTCGGCAAGCTTTGCCAGCATCGATTGGCGGTTGCACTCAAGACCAACTGGCAAGGCGACCGTCACCCAGGATTACTGGCGTACCTGCAACCTATCATCGAGCAAGTGCCGGGAGAATTTGTCGATCTCCTCATTGAGCGGGATTACGACTGGCATGGCGAAGGCAATCGCGCTCGCGTGGCTGGCTATTGGCATCATGGCATGAGCCAGCACGTTCGCTTGACCCCGCTCGAAGTCATCCCGGTCACGTTGCCGCAGTTTCAGTGGGTAATGGCTCAGGTTGGGTGGGCACTGGTGGATATGCCGATGAAGTTGGCGGGATTCACCGACTACTACTATCGCATCGCCAAGGGGGATGGGCTGCCACTGGAAGAGTCGATCTTCTGGCACAAAGGTCAGACCTGGCAGATGGCGGACCGTGAACGAATGCGGCGCTTTCAGTTGCGAGACATCGCCATGCACCTGGATGCCTTCGTCAAGAGTCCGTTGTATGTAGATTTATCTAGCTACGAGGCTGGGCGTGTCATGCAGTTGCATGCCCAGATTGCAGTAAACCAGGAGCGGGCGCTCGAAGTTTGGGAGGCGCTACCCAATACCGTGAAGCAGTTCATTTTAGAGAATAAGGGGATCGAATATGCCAATTAAGAGTTTGCAAATCAACCAGACGGCGCAGTTTCCGATCATTGGAAAGTTGCGCAAAGGCGATGTCAAGCAGCAGAAGACAAGCGCCGAAGGGAAGAAGTACGAGGTCTACGGGAAAGACCTGGATTACTTCCGCTTCGATAGCCAGGATGCCGCTGCCGTCGAATCGTTCGCCAAAGCTTATGGCGATAAGCCCAAGTCGATCCGCATCCTGCTCCCATTCCCCACGCCAGACGGCAACTTTCAGGCGTGGATGGAGGAGTATAGTGCGGGCGGGCTACAGCGTCGCTGCGATAGCGAAATACAGACGTTTTCACGCGAGAAGGACGGCAAGGCATCAGCGAGTCCGAAGCAGTGCGAACGTCTATGCGGCGGTAAATGTGGTTGCAAGCAGGTGGGAAGGCTCTATGTGATCATTCCAGAACTCGCACGTCTGGCGTATGTGATTGTGGAGACGCATTCCGTTTACGATATCATCCAACTGACGCAAAATCTTCAGGCGGCTCATGGCGTTCGCGGCAGTCTGAATGGCGTGCCGTTCCTGCTCACTCGCCGTAAAAAGGAAATCAGCACCCCAGGGGACGACGGAAAGCGGGTGCGACGCGTAAAGAATCTTCTGTTTCTGGAACCAGACCCAGAATGGGTACAGCGCAAGTTACTGGCGATGCGCAACGAAGCCTTTGCGTTGCTGCCTGCGCAATCCAGCGCCAGCCATGAGTCGATGTATACTTTCGTAGACGGCGATACTGGCGAGATTGTTGGCGACGATCTCGCTGGGGAATTTAGTGAAGATGGCGACAACCCATTCGATGGCGCTCCCCGACAAAGCCCGGCGATTGACCGGCTAATCAATACCATCGATAAATTGTTTGGCGCGGAATCGGCAAGCGCCACCACCTACTTGGTGGTGGGCTGGTGCAGGAAAAACAAGACGCAGATTCGTTCCACTATCGTCGAGCTATCAGATGATGAGTGCGATTCGCTCGCCGATTCTCTTACCGCGAATGGTGAGGCAATAAAGGCGAAGTATGGAATTGATAAGAAGGCGGCAGAGGCGGGAGCGACCACCGGTAAGTAAGATGTATTTGGCATAGGAGTTGACTCCTATGCCAAATACGAAAACGTTTTCGTATTTGGGAGTGATTCACTAAAAAGAAAGGATACGTAATGGACAATCAGTATTCGGAAACGAAAGGTTTAAGCGAGCGCATTTCAGATTTGCTGGAAAGAAATGAAGTTCTCCAGAAATCAAACGACGAGTTGCTTGATGATGTAATGAGTATTCTGGAGGAGATCAATCAGTACATTGGTCAAATTCAATCCCCGCATTTGCGAGACATGATCGATAAGTATTTCACATAGTTGGGGATCGCCGTTCGGCGTTCGTTCGGTAACGAGCAGAGGGGGGTGTTTTCTCCGGTAGCGAACGCCGAACGAACGCCACCGAACGGCAAAACGAACGCTCACCGAACGGTGTTAAGGGGTAGACCCCCATTGATGTTCCCCCCCCCTACCCCCTTTCAAATACGAAAACGTTTTCGCATTTGAAAGGGGGTAAACCTATATTTTTGGAGGAGTCAATGATTTTCTTAGACATCGAAACCACAACATTTTTCCAAGACGAGCATATCAAGTCCCTTCCACGCGACCAGCAAATCGCCGCGATGGAATTCGGTATCGCAGTCACGATTGACGACAACGAGTCGTCGCCGCGGGTATGGACGAAGGATCAGATTATCGATCTGTACAACTATCTCGTCTGGTCCGGCGCAGAGATTTGTGGATGGAACATTAATCATTTCGACATCCCAGTCATCATCAATAACGCTAAAAAGGCAGGCTGGAATGTACTGGAGATTGAGCACGAAACGATCCAGACGTTCGATCTGTTTGCCGAAATTCGGAATCATACAGGGCGCTGGTATGGACTGGGCGTGGTGAGCGAAGCTACGCTTGGTCGCTCAAAGTTGGCGGATGGGCAAGGTGCCGCCGAATGGTTGCGCAGTGGCAGTGATGAGGACTTTCGGAAGGCTGTAGCGTATTGCACGTCAGATGTCGAGATAGTACAATCCTTGTACAAGGCATTGCTCGACGCGTCGCCGATTGTTTTGCCTCCACGCGCTGATCGTGGAGAACTCAACGTAATCAATTGGTGGCACTATGGCGAGTTCGAGCGCGTGCCTGATGCAATGGGTGCTGTATCGATGAAATGAAATACGAAAACGTTTTCGTATTTGCCTAACAAAAAGAGAGTGACGATCATCTGCGTCACTCTCTTTTTTATTGAATCAATTACACAGATCGTTTGGGAATTTATCGACCGTCTTCCAGTTGTTCCATCAACGCCGTGCGCGCTACTGGAAAGTCCAGTGTATGCAGTGTAGCGTTGTGCTCCCTCGCCTGGCGCATCATATTGCGGATGTCGCCAGCGGTTTTAGCATTCCAGCGAATGCGCTTGGAACCTTTGTACTCTACAGATTGATCGTAAAAATGGAAGTCGAGTGTGTCCTGATTAGTGAGCGAGCGCAGGATACGCTCGTCGCCTTCGCTCGCGATGTTGAGGAATGAATCGGCTTCAAGTAGCTGCTTATTGAACTGGTTGAGGATTACCAAGTTTATGTAGAAGACGGCACCGGTTTCCTGCATCGACAACATGGGAGTCACCACCAATGTTGCGACTGGGTAGGCCCTGGGCAGGAATTCACTCTTAATAATGAATCCCGCACGATTGAGAGTTTCAGAGAATGGGAACATGGTCCCGCTCTGAAACTCTTTCAGTAATTCTTCGGTATGGGGTGGTAGTTTATTCATGACCATCCTCGCAAATTGACTTCACGTCCGTAAATTCTCGCTTGTCGAAATAGCCGATTTCTGGGTTGATGCCAAGGTTAGCCAACGGGACGATTGTGCCCTCCGGTGGCTCATCAACCCCAATAAACCGTACAAAGCCGGCGCGCTGGTCGCCATCCATCGTAAAGCCGATCTCGCCAATGGATGGGTTGCCATCGGCAATGTCTTGTTGTAGCACCTCATAGATGGTCGACTTCTCGCTTTTGGCGCGTACGCCGCGCTTGTGGGCAGCGTCATCCAGTAGCCATAGAACAAGGCTGTTTCGATTGAATTGCCACTTATCGCGCTCTTCGGGGTCATACCGGGCAACGACATCTTTGCGCGTGGCGGCCTTCGACAGTACGTCGGGGATATTTCCAGTGATGCCGAATTCCTCGACGATTTGACGCGCCTTGCGCGTCGAGATGTAGCTATTCATTTACTTTCCTTTGCTTTGGTGATGGCGAATTCCAAGAGTTTTTGCGGATTGTATTGGGCTTGCACTAGACGCTGTAGCGCCTCATTGCGAGCGAATGGATACTCTCCCTGCGGATAGACACGCACCCAAGCAATGGAACCGTCATCGCCGGGCACGGCTTTTACGTCCACCTCCCCGGCGATGAATTCGTTGATAGTAGCGCAAGCTGCGGCGGCTTGCGCCGGGGTTAATTTCTCACTCATACTTTTTTACCTCGGCACCCTTCTTGTGGAGTTTCTGTAATAGGCAAGCCAATCTCCGCTTGTTGAGTTCGGTGCCAACGAATGGCTTTCCTGCCGAAAATGCCGCCATACCGACCAGCCCGCGCCCCATACAAATGTCACCCAGTACGCTATACTGCTCGATTTCTCCTGCCTTGGCGATCACCTTCGACTCGTCCATGCCGGTATAGTCAAAATCAAGCGGAGCGCTGCGGCTGCCGCGCAGAATGTGACATGGGTGCTTCCGGTAGTAAACAACGTCCCACTTTTGCACAACTGGGTACGTCTCCGAAAGCAGCGCCTGCCATTTGTCTACTGCCTGAAAACCAATTTCGATGTAGCATGTAACTGGATTGATGTCTTTTACGCGTCGAAAGAATGCCTTTTCAAAGTCAGTAAAATTGTTGATGTAGTCGGTTCGACCCGCCTTGGTGTAGAAGGTGTTGACGTTTCCCTGATTCCAGGGAGGATCGACAAAGAGCATGTCGGCGCACTTCATGAATTCCGGTAGCGGCTCGAATAGGTCGTGTACTGCCACCCGGCTTTCATTTGCGGAAATGCCCCACACTTCACCCAACTCGATGGGGAACTGCTCCCAGGCGTCACCGTAGGGCCATTTAGGCTGCATCTTCCACCTCCACGATTGACCAACTCATTGAATATTGCGCATTCTTGAAGAGATCAGCGATGCCGGTGAGTTGCTTGTAGCGGTGAATGGTCTCAATGTCCAATCCAAGATGGATCGAGATGTCATCTTCGCTCATGCCCTGGTTGATTAGACCCCGGATAACATCAGCGTCTAAATCGACCTGATGTACCCCTCTCGCCTTATTGAACTGGATGGTGGCTACCATCCGCTTTGATGCGTTATGTTCTAGTACGACAATCGGGATGTGGGATAGCCCAAGATAGTCGTACCCCGCAATCATGAAGCGGTGAAATCCATCGATGATAACAAATGCCTGCTGGTCTGGGTCGTAGATGGTAACGACCGGGAAGGCGAAGCCATTATCAATGATGGACTGGCTTAGTAGCTCCATCTTATCGTCTGGTACGCTGTTTGGGTTGTACGTATTGGCGAGCACCAACGCCCGCTTGACAACTAGTGTATTGGCGCATGGAATCGCTATCTTGTGATTCTTTCCCTGCACTACCACTGGCTCCAGATGGTGGCGCAAAGCGATGTACTGCTCTATAGATTCGATTAGCATTATAGAACGCTCCTGTAGTACGCAATTAGCTCTTCGCGTGGGTCAGGTTTACTCTCCACCGGCACGAAGTTTCCGATGTCGTTTAATACTAGCTGGCGGCACTGCTGCCGCGCCACCCACTCGTTGTCGAGGTGTCGAGCGAACCGTTCGACGAACACATGCTTATTGACTGGGTCGGGATAGGTCTCAATCAGGAAGTCTCGGTAAGTTCGCCAAGACTTGAAGTTTTTCGGCAACTGGCGCGCCTTAAACATCTTCGCTGACTTCCCGGTCTCTTGGGCAAACTGGATGCCTTTGATGCGCTTTACCAGCCGATTGTAGGTCTTTGGCTCAAATTCAGGTAACTCGCAAATCGACTTGAATGACTTCTCGTGAATTAGCGACGACGTGCGCATCTCGTTGATCGGCATCCCCTTCTTGAACATATAGTCGTATATCTTCGAGTAGCGTAATTTCTGTTCGTAGATGTACTTCCATACGTCGTGGATGTTCCAGTCAAAGATTGGGTAGAGCGAAAAGCAGTCATTCCGCTTTGGGCTACCCCAGTAGACTGCATTGCCATTGATTTCCACTGGATTTTTCGATACGGCACGCCATCGGTTCGGATGTTCCGTGCCGCGCAAGCCAACAATAAAGGCGGCATTACTATAACAGTTCTCGAAATTGTCGATCACGGCATAATAGTTTAGCCCGATGTTTTTGTCGTGGATGATCTGCTTTTCCCGATCCCACGGCGCAAATTTAATAGCGTAGGATTTCTTGGGGCGCATCCATAGATCGTGTTTGCCTGCTTCCCATGCGGTTAGATGGTTTTCCTCGAAGCTGGTTGAGTTTGTTAAGTCGAACTCGATCTGTAACCACAACGGAACGACATTGTCTGGGGCGATATCTTCAATCATCCATGTCACTTGGTCGATGGTGGATTGATAGACAACCTCTTCGTCAAGGAAGAAAATGCCGATCTTGCGGTTGCGGCGCTTTGCCTCCATTAGCATGAGATGGGCAAGCACCGTGCTATCTTTGCCGCCGCTGATTGACACCTTGATGTCCTCAAAGTTGTCGAAGATGAAGTTGACGCGCTCTTTGGCTGCATCTAGTACGTTACAGGTTCGACTGTAGACTTGCGTAGGTCGCATTGAGTCTATCCCTCCATGCCTGGTAGCGTTCCATGTACCAGGCATCAACTTTTAAGTCGGCAACCATCACATCCAATTTGGACTGGTTGGTACGCTTGATAAAATCACTAAATTCAATAAAGCGGTGCGGCAGTTCAATAATTGCGTAGGGAGCATCGATCTCGTTGGCGTTTTCGTAGGTGGCGACGTTTCCGGGTTTTAGCCGCTGGTTGCGTGCGACGTAATGCTTGAAAGGATCGACGTGCGCCGCTTTCGCTTTGCCACCAACAAGATAAAGGTTGCGCGGCAGCGTGTGCGGGTCACTGGTGCCGATATTGGCGAATAATTTTTCCTTCTCGGCATCATACAGACGCTTGGTCTTTTCGTCAGTCGCCACGTCGATTGGGTTGAATTGAACGGGCAGCCGATTGACTTGCACTATTGCATTTGAGCGTACCAATTCAGCGTTGAATTGCTCCCGCTTCCACTGGCTGCCAGTGTCGAAATCGAACAGAATCATAAAATCTTCGGCTGTGTCGATCTGGGGAAGGTGCTGGAAAACAATCTGATGCTTGGTCTGATTTAAAAAATTGCGGATGCAGTTGTAAGTCAGATCGTAACGGTTCTGAGTGCGCAGGCACTCATTGATCACGATCAGTGTGGCTGGTCCGATCTCCTGGAGTAGCCGATAGAATGTGCGATACATGATGATTTCTGCGTACTCAATAGCGTCGGCGTCGGCGATTGGTAACGGAAAGTCTGCCGGGTATAGCACGACTAGCTTGGTGATCTCGTGCTCCGCTCGATAGTCGGCAATGATATTCTTTTTATCTTCGTCTTGATAGCCGATGTAAATCATAACTCCTGCTGTAGTCGGCAGATATAGTTGATAAGTTGTTCTTTTGCCTGCGCTGACGAAAAGTTGGACAACGGGATGCTCTCCAAATCCTCCCGCCCGTGCCACTCGAATCTCTTGAAAAGAGAGCGGAGTTGACTGATTGGTTTCCCCGATTCTTTTTCCCATTCTTTAAAGATTTCCAGCCTTTTCTCTTCGGTGGCTTTTTCCTTCTCGGCGAATTCTTCGTTGTCCGCCTTTTCGTCGCGAAGGAAACGGAGAATGTCATCGTAGTCGGCATCTCCGTCCTTATCGAACTGGACGGTCAGCTTCGCTTGCTCTTCCAGCGAAACTGAGGAAAGAGAGACGGATGATAATGCTTGCTCGAATTCCCTCCGCCACTTCTCGGATTTCAGCTTTTCGCTTCCCCAGACAAGATACTCTCGACCTTCGGAGAATTTCGCTAACGCGCCCGTGTCCGTTCCGTTGTATTTCCCGAATGTGATGATCATTTTTGCTCAGTCCAATACTCAAGAACAAGAAGAGGAATTTGTTCGATTGCATGCTTTGACGAAAGATCGCCCCTATCCTTCCGTTCGAGTTTTATGTTTGTTTGACTACCACTTCGAGTAGTAGTCAAGATAACTGTTTCTGTTGTGGCGACGGCTTGCCACTGGAATGGGTTGATGTAAAATCCATTCTGTTTCGTCTCTTCGGTTGCGTTTTTCTTGAACGCAACCTCCAACTCCGGGAGTTTTGGGCACCGTCCACTCATGGACGGACCATAACAGAACCAGGAACCATCCATAACGGACGGAGACATTTCACTGTCGCACAATGGGCAGTGCGGGAATTCTTTTTCTTCCTTCATGATGATCTCCATTGGGTACTCAACGAGTGAATTAATATATTATGATATAATAATACACTCATTCAGTTCAGATGTCAAGTGCCAATTTCAAAGAGATTTGATTAATTCCGCCACTTCTTTTTTGCTTTTGTCCTTCACCCGGTCAACTTCACGTTTGAAGGCGTGAACGGCGCTTTCTTTTTTGGCGATGGCTTGCTCGATGCGCTCGTCGATGCTCTTGCGGCAGATGAGGTCAGTATAGAGCACGGACTCGCCCTGCCCGATGCGGTGATTGCGATCCTCTGCCTGCACGCGGTTGGCGTATTTAAATTCGTTGCTGTAGAAGATGACGCGATGCGCCTCGTTGAGCGTCAAGCCATGCCCGCCACACTGGGTGGTGGCGACGAGGAAACGCGCCCCGTCTTTCTGGCGAAACTTCACCAATTCTTCGTTGCGAGCTTTCTCGCTCAGGTCGCCATAGAAAAACGCTGCGCTGCCGGGTCCGTATTCCTGCCCCAGTAGCGTGCCGATCTGGTCGATGTCGTATCGGTACTTCGTCCAGATGATATATTTTTCACCTTTCGGCGCGCTGGCGATGGTGTCTGCGAGCATGTCTAGCCGTATGTGAGGATAGGTGTGCAGGCGATAGGTGCCGTCCTCCTGGCGGCGATTCCAAAATCCGCAGGTAATCTGCTGCAGCACCGTGAAGAGGCGAAAGATCACGTACTCAGGAAACTTCGCATCATACAACTCCGACAGTATCTCCTCTTTCGCCTCTTCGTATGCCCAACGCTGCTGGTCGCTCATGCTGAAGTAGCGAGCGTCGTAAAGCTTGCTGGGTAGATCGAGGCATTCCCTCTTCGTCACCTGGTAGGTGTAGGGGTGGATTTTGCTAGCAATGTAGGCAGTGTTGTGGCTACGCACAATCAACCCTTTCCTGTCTGGGTGATACTCCAGATGGTTGCGAGCAAAGCTGTAAAAACTGTTGTAGCCCAGGATTTTGGGCGACAAAAACTTCATCTGGGCAAAGAGATCGACCACACCCTCTGTGATGGGCGTGCCGGTAAGCAGCGTTCGGTAACGGCAGCGCTCTGCCATGAGCGTAATGCGTTTAGTGCGGCGACTGCGATGATTTTTGATGTAGGTGGACTCGTCCAGGATTACATAGGTATTTTCGGTGATGAGGTCGTTGACGGCCAGCACGACGCGGTTGCTGGATGACACCGATTCAATACCGACGACATACCAAAAGGCTTTGGGGGTATGTCCCTGCCGGGTCTTGTCGTTGAAAACGTGGATGTCTGGCTCGCTGGCGTCGGTGTGCTTGATGATCTCGTGGGCAATGGTCTCTTTGCAGGAGACCGGGCAAAACCAGACCACGCAGTCGATCTTTGCCTGCCGGATGTGTGCCATTTCAATCGCTGTACGCGTCTTGCCGGTGCCTTGCTCCATAAAGAGCGCGCCGATGCGCGAGCGAATGAGCTTTGCTATGGCTGGCTCCTGGTGTTTAAGTAATGTCGTCCGCAAATTCATCGGCGACTCCTCCTTCCGCTATGGATTCGAGCTTCGGGCGCACATCCTGGGCGACTACGCGCTTGCGAGGCTTTGGCCTTTCGACCGTGGTCAGGATCGCAGCGTCGCGTTTAGCTTTGGCAATGGCGATCAATTCGTGGGCTCCATCGGAGAGCGAAAAATCATAGTTGGTAGCAAAATCCATGACGGCTTCAAACTGCACGGATGGCACCACGATTTGATGCTCGTGATAGCGACTGCCACGAATGCGCTTGGCGACCTCGTAGTAGTCGTCATATTTGCCCCAGACGACAGAAAACCAGTCGTTGTACTGCCCGTCGTCTACTACGCGCTTCACCCACTTTGTCCGCTCCGGCAGGTAGTCAGCGGCATGGATCGCATCTACCCAATCGGCATCGACTTCGATGACAAAATTTTCGGAAAGAAGTCGATGGCAAAGTTCGGTTACTCGGTGAATGGGGTTGCCAGAGAATTTACTGAGTCGCCGAAACCACTGGCGACCATCCCAGTCAAAATCCATGTGGCACTGAAATTTTACGACCTGACGAAAGTCGTCCAGCTTCTCTGTCAATTTTGCAGTGAGAAGCGTGCCGTCTAAATTGATGGCAGCAACCGTCTCGGTTTGTGGCGACTCTGGACGCAGGGTGACGCGTCGTGGCGTGATTTTAGGTTCCGGCTTTGGCTTGATTGCCCGCCGCAGAATCTCGTAGCGCCGTGCCGGGTCTGGGAGTTCGGAGAGCACGGAAACCGTGACATATAAAATCAAATACTACGCCATTGATGGTAGTGATGGTGGCACAATCGAGAGCGGATTTGCCACTCTCGATGAGGCGAAGGAGTGGGCGGAGGCTTACGTGAATTTGAAAGAGTTCACGGAAAAAGAAAAAACCGTAACAATCTACATGGAAGACGGTGATTTCTACGGTCATGCAGTAGAAGATTTGAATTAATTGCAGTGTTCGACTAACTCAACCAAACACCACACGACCCGTGCAAGTGTGGTGAAGCGGGAAAAGGAAAGATATCATGACGAACGCAACATACGCAGCGCAGTATTTAAGCAATGCCGCAAAGGTGGCAGAACGATTCCCAGAACAAGGTACAAGTTTTGCTCTGGACGCAGCACAGTACGAAGTTTTTGGACAGGATGCCGTTGAGGTAGCATCCAAGCGATTGGAGAGAATAGCCAACCGTGTTCACGAGCCTTTGCAACCACTTTCGATTGACGGCGAGAGAACAGCCGCCGCAAATGTGCGAATCATTTTTGATATTCGCAAGTAGACGCAGAACGCCAGCCGTAACAGGTTGGCGTTTTTTTGCTTTTATTCCCCTGCACCCGTCCTGTAACCATCATTACTGTTAGTGCAGCGATAAACGCTGTATGATTCGGTGAGGGGGATTACAGATGAAGAAAAGGAAGTTGCACGCGATATTGATAGCCAGCGTTGATGGCGGCAAGCAAAAGAGATCGATCTATGTCACTGACGTTATCTGGCAGATGGCAGAGTCAATTCGGGCAAAAATGCCCAACAACCCGACGATGGGCGAAACCTTTGAAAGCCTCGTGAATTTCGCCAGGATGATGCCGGAGGCGTTTGATCTGGCGTTGCCAAATGACATTTCGGGCGATTGCTGGGAAATGTCCAAGAGGATGGCAAAGGTGAATGGACTCGGCAGTGCGGGCGGGCTGCTAGATCGGCTTGTATCGACGGTAGCGCTGTTTCCTGAGCGATTCTTTCTGGATAAGCCGGGGGATAGTGTCGAGAAGATATTCTCGGAACGCGCAGAGTAAGTAGTCGTTGTCAAGTGCGTTTTTGGGGCGATACAACAACCGTCGCTTTGGTGGTAGCCAGTCAAAACTGACGTATGCCTCGCACCCAACCCAAGACATGTAGCGGGGGTTGGAATTGAACCAACTACCTCATGGTTATGAGCCATGCGAGCTTCCGATGCTCTACCCCGCTAAGATTGACCTATCCTATCGGCAGCCACTGATACCAGCAGTTTTCGGTCAAAAAATCCGCAAATTTGAGCATGCTTAGCACAGAGGCTTTGCGGATGTACTGCCTAATTTTAGCACAGATATTCTGTGCGCTCAAGCGCGCAAATGCGAAAACGTTTTCGCATTTGCGCTTTACTTCCCCATCCCATCATCGCACTCTTGTCGTGCCCGACGGAAGTATTTCTCTGCTTCATCTGGTGACATCTCTGGTATAACGCGCCATTCGTCCTCGTTGATAATGGCGACTGTGACACCGTTTTTAAATCTAACAACGGTGTCCATTCCTTCTAGTTGCATGATGTCGGCGACATGCAGATCAGTATCTTCCGGCTTGCCATCGGTGATCCACTTTTCAAACTCTTCGATCTGGCTGACGAGGAAGCGTGCCTGGGGTCTGGATTGCCCAACCCGTTGGTAGAAGTCAGTTAGCAACTTTCCGTATCGGCGGCGATAGTGCCAGACGCCGGACTTTGTCAGGCTTAGCCTCTCCATAACCTGAGCGAGACTCAGGGATGGTCCGTGTTCGGTTGACACGCTGAAGGTCCGCTGCTCCATAAATGTTCTCATCTCTTCCACTTGCGATCTCTCGAACATGGTGCGCCTGCCCAGCTTGCCGCGTGGGCGAAAGCTGGGGTTATCTTCCCCGTGCTTGGATACTGCTTGCCGAAAGGCGGTGATTGCCGCCAATACGGGGGTAGGCATGTCGTCATCGTCTGGCATTACGCTGTCGAAATAGCCAGAATGCAAGTAAACGAAGTTCGGCTCACAAACCACCAATCGCAGACTTTCGATAGATTGATCGTCCTCTAGTGAATCCTCAGCTTCATCAGGCGACGCATAGTAATCCTCTGTAATTGGCGAGTAAATCATAGACTTGCCATCCCATTCAATACGAGGCATACAAGCGTATTTTTCAATATCTCGCTTATCAATACACGCATCGCATGACATGTATCCCTTTTTTACTGCCGAGCCGCAATTCTTGCATTTTACATGAGTGCAGCCGTCGTAACGTGCTGCACTTTCAGACGTTGATAGGTTCCCGAAAAATAGACCATTTCGTGACACCCAGCCCTCGACATTTTTTACGTATTGCGCAGCGTTTTCGCTGTCTGGATAGACAATATCATTCATGGTTATTTTCCTTCGATTGAAAAACGTTGTTATTACCGAAACAACGTTTTTCAATCGCCATTGCCGTACCGCTTGCTAGACATCCCATCCGTTCTAGCTCCCGCATAATTGCAAAAGTTGTTACGCTGTAGGATGTAGCTACACTGCTCAATTCTCTCGGCGGCACAACTCCATCACGCTGTTTTATTTTCCATAATTCTATTGCTGCCTGACGGGCGCGAACGATGAGACTCACATCTTCTTTATCAAGCATCTCAAACACATCCGCAACGGCAGACGATGCGATTCGATTGCGTTGCGCCGCTTCCAGAAAAGTTAAATGATCGTTTTCCTATCTCGCCTCCGATGCTAATTGAGATTACTTGCGAAGCTCTGTCGCTTAATCGCCCTCACGCCCGCTTGCCCTGCTCGACGCAAAAAGCGCAGCGCTGATTAGCGTCGCACTCACGCCAATAGCGATACCGACAAGCAGGATAACGAGATAGGTGATCACGGTTGTTCTCCGCGTGCAAAAGAATTTTCACGAAAACATGTATTTATAGTGTACTTTTTTAAAAATACTTAATATGTGGTGTTGATCACATTACGCATCGTCAATCCTAGAGATCGAACGGTCCATCTTCATTTTCATTTCACTCGGCAATGTGGCATAATACCTGTGTTTCGTTCGTGAATTCTCAAGAGAGTCGATCCCTGCACCGAAGTTCAGTTAGCGCCTAAAAGAGTTTCGTTGGTCGCGTTATCTTTTAGGTAAAATTTACCACGAAAATGGCTAGACTCAATTGAGTCTAGCCATTTTCGTGGTGGGTATTCGCTGAGTACGAAAGATAACGCTGCGAACGATTACTCTTTCGTACTCTTGTTAAGCTAAAGAATATGGAAAAGCCCGCTAGAAATAAATCTCAACGAGCTGCTAGGCAATAATAGCTCAATCTACTTTGCCTGCAAAATCCTCATCCACTCACTTGCACGCGGCGATCTCTCACTGCCGCCGCCACTCTGAATATCATGAAATGTGACTATGCCGCTAAGGAGCAAAGCCAACACCGCGTACACGAACGCGTCTACCTGGTCGTCATGCTCGGACTCAGGGAACATCGTCAACTCGCCCAGGAACCCATCTAGCCAGAGCGCACCAGAGCGCAGATAAACGCGCCGATTCTCGATGTAGACAGTCGTGGAACGTGCCCGGCTGAGCTTATCGCGCCCCTGCGGATCGATCTCGCTGACGGGAACGCCCGTCTCTTGTTTGAGTACCTGAAAGACGCTCTTGCCGCTGGCTTTATTTTCGATGTAAACGCGTTCAGGCAGCCACTGATTATACTGGCTGACGATGGCGTCTTTGAGTTGCGGTAACTCCAACTTAGCGCGGTAAACGTCGAGGATGTAAATGCTGCCGCGCACCAGAGCGGCGGTCACGCACGCCGAATAATCGCTTTCCTCACCCTCGCCATAGGCGGTATCCCACACCTGGATAATCTGCTCAAGCAATCGGTCGCGACGGAGATTGTTGAATTCCTCTTCGTTGTACCACTGGAATAAATCGCGCTTAAAGACCTTGCCTGCCAGCGCGCTGAGATCATTCATCTTCTCGCGTATCCAGACCGCTACGTCCAAACTGGCGAGCTTTTCGAGCATGAGTGCTTTGATGTTCCATTTCTGCGGCCAGAGCGTTTCGACGTTCGGCGTGGTGACATTCACATCGATAATCACGCCATCGGCATTGCGTACTGGCTCAATCTGCACATCGCTCAACTTATGACTGAGGATTGCACTTGTTTTGTAGGTGTCCCATACCGGAGAATTCAGGACGATATTGTAGATGTCCTGCTTGTTGGTCTTGAGCGTGCCGACGATGATGATCTTGGTGTGCGGCTCGCGCAGCTGCATAATGGTGCCGGTGAACCATTCGATCATCCCTCGTAAGCGCTCGTCTGTGCGGACGTTTTCATCGTCCTCAATGTCGTCAAGGATGATGATGTCGTAGTGCCCGCCGGTGATCGCCCCGCCCACGCCCACAGCCTCGACGGTGGGGTCTTTGCCGCGCCGCGTGCGCTTGCAGTAGATGCGCGATTGTTGCCATGCGCCCTCTTTTTTGCCAGAGAGTTGGATTGCGCCCGCCTGATTGGAGATATCGCGGTAGCCCACCGTCTCTTCCCAGTGGGTGGCATAGTAGGCTTTAAGTCGGTGATTGCTCTCCAGCTCCTGCTTAATGACACTCAAGGTCTTTTCGGCTTCAGTAGCGCGCTTTTGCACGATGAGGATACGAAGGTTGGGGTCTTCGCAGATGCGACGGAGGGGGTAGGAGAGACAGAAAATCTCGCTCTTGCCGTGGTCGCGTGGCCAGAAGTCAGCCTGGTAGGGACTGGGGCCGTCGATGCGCCGCGCCATTTCATACTGATGGGCTGCCGGGTTGACGCCTTCGCGCCAGCACTTGGCAAAGATGGCAGTGTTGCGACGGGCGGCGGCTCTGATTTGACGGCTGTCTAATTGCTTCATTCCAGCGCGGCGACTTCCTTTAGAATCCGTTCGACGGCTGCTTGCTCGTCGTCATCAAGCGGATCGTCCAGTTCGATAGTGCCGACAACGCCACGTAGGTTGATGTTGCTCTTTGGATCGTAGACGCCGGTGATCTCGAGGAAGAGTTTGCGGTCTTGGTGGGATTGCGGGACGGGGTCGGCGGCAACGGTGGTTAGCGCGTGCAGTACATTAGATACGTGTTGGTTCAGCATGAGCCGCGGTAGACTGGCGATCCGTTCCGGTATTTCCGGGTCTTTAGCGCGCCACTTGCGAATAGTGGAAGCGCTTGTCAGCCCGACCAGCGCGGCGAATTCGTTGATCGTTTTGGGGTAACGCAGATTTTTGGGGATACACGCCCAGGCTACATAGGCGTGCTTGCGCCAGTCCCACTTATCATCATTTTCGCCGTCTTCCATTTGTCGGAAATAAGCCTCGGAAAGCTGTAGAATTCCTTCATTGGTAAACGGGTCGTCGGCGGGCGGATTTTCGAGAAGTGCCTCGAATTCCTTGCGACTAGCGCGTGATTGAAGCTGCCCCGGTACGTTGATTGGCGCGGTGAAGCCTGGTTCGGCTGGATCGCTGGGCGCGGGTGTCGGCGCATTCTTTTCGAGACGTTGCAGGATGCGCAGGACGGTATCGATGGAGCGTTGGTCGCCTTCTTGTGCTTTTTTGTAGAGCGCGGGTAACATCCCGCGTAGGAGTTTGGCGTCTAAGCCTTCAAGTTCATCGGTCATTGATCAATTCGGGTGTGATTGCAAAGGAGTCAAGGTATCTCTGTAAGGCTACAGCAGTATAGCCGGGCGAGATTTCGATTGCGCGGCAATATCTTCCAGTGTTTTCGCTGGCAATTAATGCAGTGCCACTACCATCGTATGGTTCAAATGCAATATCGCCAACATCCGAGTTGTTTAGATACGCATTCATATATAGCTCTGGCGGCTTCATTGTTGGGTGCTCTACCGATGCCCTCGGCTTATCAATCTCCCAAACGCTCGTCTTGTGAGTTCCGTTCATGGGTCGCTTGTGCCGTTTCCCCCACGTGAGCAATATGGGTTCGTGCTGATAGTCGTAATCGAGTCTACCCATTGAAAAGGTTGGTGCGTTTTTCTTCCATATAAGAACGTGACGGATCGGAAGCTTCGCGTCCCTCATCATCATCATCATCATGCTGAGTTCGCCGCCTTGCGGTGCTGTTAGGAATACCGTGCAATCATCAGCCATAACAACCTCTCGAATTAACTCGAAGGCTGGGAGTAGTTTGGCTTTTAGGTCTTCCGGCTTCATATCGTCATCCTCAATATCGGTTAAATTCCTTCCAGCCTTCTGGAAGGAATTTAACATCCTGTTCTTTGCGCCTATTGCTACGCCATAAGGCGGATCGGTGAAGACGATTGATGCCTTGCCCCCCCCATCACCCTTTTAACGGTTTCCGCATCGGTAGAATCCCCACAAATTAGCCGATGCTCGCCTTTCCCATCTCGGCTCGGTAATCGCCACATCTGACCCAACTCGACACCCCACTTTACGCGCAATTCGTCAGCTTTGTTAGTCTGAGGATCGGCGTCACCATTCGGCTGTTCGTCTTCAATCGTCGCCATCAACGCCTTGAGCGCATCATCCCCACCGGCTGCCAGCTTCGCCAACTCTTCGTCGATCCCTTCCAACCCTTTAGCAATCGCAGCCAGTTGCGCAAGATCGGGGTCGGCTTGACGCGCCAGTTCGTTGTCGACTGCCAGGTACGCCAACACGGTCGCCTCGTCCCAGTCATCGGGAATGGGCATGGTCAGAATGGTCGTCCATCCCTCCCTCTGCGCAGCCATCGTTAGTCCGTGCCCAGCGACAATCATGTCGCGCCATGTTACAATCGGCTTGCGCTGACCGAACCTTTTAAGCGAAAGGGCGAGATCGTCAACCTGCCTATCGCTATGCCCGTTGTAGTTGCGCGGGTGTGGTTTTAGTTCAGAGATGAATCGGTTGATTACTTCGTTCATGGGTCTTCGGTATCTCGCTCCCCTCTTATTTCATTCGCCTGTCGTTCGATCTCGACTCTAACATCTTTCACTGTAACGCCAGGTGCAATCGGGTGCGTTTTATATCTGTCCTCCCACGCAATCCCGGTAGCCGACTCAAACGCCCGTTTCTTTGCCTGCAATCGAGCATCGTTGACTGCGGCATTTAGTATTTGCATGGTAATGGGAAATCTAGACGCAAACGCCCGCGAAAATACTATGCCGCCCCAAGCTGGGTAAATTTCTTTTTCTTTGGCAATCACTTCGTTATTCATTTTGCCCTCTATCCTCGTATCTTAGCGGCACAAAACCGAGCGCAGATCTGTCCTCGCCTCCATACATTTCATTAGCGAGCGACCGCTTCTGTATTTGAAAGTCGATTGGCAATCCAGTTATTTGCTTTCCGAGAGCGGAAAAGGCGAGGCAAAGGGCTACCCATTTCGCATTGGTATGAGTTCTGTTTGGGTCGCCAAATCTCATGTCGTTCCAATCGTCATCATCAAGCATGAGTCTGACGTCAACATCTCGCCATTGCTTACTTCGCAAAGACGAGCCAACGTGATAAGGCACATCACCGAACGCGCTCCATACGTGCGATCCGAATTCGTTTAAAAGTAATTCTTGTGGCATCCCTACACCCATTTTTATCCCTCCTCACTATTCGGTGTTACGCTTTTGTGTTTTTCATTACTCTGGACAATGACCAATACCAAATCTTTCGCTTTAGCCCAAACCAAGTGGATTTAATCCACCAATCCCAAACAATAATCTTTGCCAGTTGCAAAGATTCACCCTGGCGAAGATGGCAAATCCACCCACCGCCCGTGTACTCTATCCAAATATCATGACCGTCGTTATTGTACGTGGTTGCGGTAAACATTGACTCGCCATCGTCAATAGCACCGAATGTCCTCCGAACTTCCGATCCAGGAGAGACGCAATACTCGCCCGGATTGCCACTAAGCCACTTGAATATAAATTCAGCTATCTGATTCACAACGCGCTCCGATTAGCTATTCAGTTATCGCATAGTCACAATGAGATGTGTAATTAATCTTACATTCCTTGCTTCGCTGCGGAATTCTATTTCTATAAGGAAAAGTTACGAAATTCACGTTTTTCACGCTATTTTGCGCCGATATGCGCCTTTACGCGTTGGCGATCATTACTCCGACAATGGCATCGTTATTGCAATCATGCAGAGTGGCAAGTCTGTCATTGATCCACGACACGTATTTTGGAACCGGCACGCCATCGAAATAGATTAGTAGGCTACCAGTTTCGGCGTCGTAGGATATCCAGGATTTGTAGCCGCGTGGACGTTCATGGTTATTTCCTTTATTTCCCTATTATGGTCGGCGCAGAGGCCACGGCATGGAGCCGAGTCAATCCCCTACTCCTGTTATCTGCGCCCGTTACCGGATGTTCGACCGCGCTTCTACTCGCTCTTGTGATCGAGCGAACATTCTTGCATTACGAATGTGTAGAAGTACCCCATCACCTTCTGGTATTCTGTGATTGCAACCGCATATCGCCGCGCCTGTTCGCTTCGCCCATTTGGCTTTGCCTGTTCAAGCTTTTGCCAAAGGCTGATCATCTCCGTCCAGATTTTTGACTCTGTCGATTCTTTGCTGTCCATTTAGTCCCCTTTCAAGATGGCACCCAATATTCGCCGCCAAACTTTTTACGTTCCTTAAGGATTCTGGCTCGAAGGGATTCAATCGCCTCTTCTACCGTGTCGGCATTCGTTGTGAATTCAAATGCCGCGTCATCATCCATATCCCAACTATTTTCGCCATGCCCAGGCGTGCCGATTCCTTCTGGTACTTCTATCTCGACCCGGTTGATTGACTTCGGTTTTCGCCATCGCTTTCGTGTCCATGTAGCGACGTATCGGCGCGCCGTAGCATTGTAGGATCGCTCCGGCATCACGATCACGCATGGCTGAGAGTCCAGTTCTTGCTCGGAGTATTTGTCTCTCCCGAAAATCACATCATCAACAAACAACCCGTCATCCCGCCAGTCTCTGGAATTTCCGAAGTGCGGATTGCGCCACAAGCGCCAGTGAACCCAGTTATTCTCTCGCCTGTCGTAAGTGAAGTCGATAGATCGCATTCCGCTATCACACTTCCCACTTACGTACTTCACACCAGGCAATCGCTTGACGATGGGCAGTCTTGAAATACTGACGTAGAGCGCAATCAGGAAAGGGATTGAGAAATGAAAAGACAGTGAGTCGTCGTCAACCGTCGTATCTGCGAATGTAACGCCTATCGACAGGTTTCTGGGGCGAAACACCCACTGCACGCCTATGCTGTTATCGTAAAAATGCAGCCATGCGCGGGCGTTTCTGCGCTGCCCTGGCTTTGCTAAGTTTTGCCAATTCCACCAAATCAATCTTTCGCCATCGGCATTCCTGAGTAATGTCTTCATTGTGTTTTGTCCATTCCCCTACTCGTCTCGCCCCTGCGCTCTGGCGGACAGTCTTTCATATTGCGTCTCGACCTGCCCCCCTACACCATTCCGCACCTTTTCGATATCGCTAATGTCGATGATCACCAGCTTGCCGCGTTTTAGATCGGCGATAGCGTCCTCTGCGCTCATTACTAGATCGGTCATGACGTAGGTCTGACCGGCATCGAATCGCCCTTGCCGGTCTACCCAACAGTTGTAGGCGGATGTTGCATCTGTTTTGGCGACGGGGTCGCCTTCACTAAAAGAGATGACTAAGCCCGGCGTTTCACTCCATTGTTCTTCCTCCAGGAGCCTTTGCCGCGTGTACATGCAGGCGTCGATCAGTTCCTGGTACAAATCCCATAGCGCCGAACGCCCGTTATTGGTTTGCAGCGGCGTTCCATACTTCTCTTTACCAGCCGCTACGCGTGCCTCGATATCGGCAATCACAATAGGCGCAACGTCGATCTTGCCGGCGACGGGCGGCGGTTGGGGTGTAGACGCTTTACTGTCAAGCATGTATCGTTTCTCCTTTCATCCCGCCATTGCGGCAGTCGTGGGTTCGTCAAAATTCGTTACCGTACGCGTGTTGATGAATGTCGCTGTCGCCTTACCATCACTCACCAAGATCGGGTCTTGCAGAATAAGCGATACTTTTTGGTAGAGTTTGTGAGCGAGTGCCTGCGCCATGAATTTCGAGACTGCTATCTGAAATACAGCGACTTCCGTCTGGATTGTGGCTATCGACAAATCTACAGTCGTATCTAAGCCAACCTCTATAATCGTTCCTGTGATTTCCATCTATCTATTCTCCCGTTCTGCGCGTAAAGCCTGTAATCCACGACTATTCGGCCTGCCGATGTGCCACCCACTGCAATATGGACATTTGTAGGCGCGCACCGGAATCCCCATGCCTTTCTCTTGCACCGCCCTGGCGACGCGTGCAGCAATCGCTTCGTTCGGGTGCTGTATCTTACTTTCACAACTACGTCGCCGCAATCGTCGTTTGCTGGTCATGATTCCCCCTTTGCGCCGAGAAATACATCTCCGTGGCGTGCTGTATTAGTAGCCCGTCAATTCGCTGTTGTAGTCTGAATTGCGCCAATTCAGGGGCGTCTCCTTGCCGTTGTAGTTCATGCGTGTAGATATCGCGTGAGTATTGCGGCAGGACTTGCTCCATATTAATGAGGTGGAAGAAGTCTTTAATCTGCAAAGCCCACATCCCGCAATAGCTCGCGCACCATTTTGGCGACGTTGCGAATTTCCCATTGCGCCGCCTTCGTGTCGCGCAGATCGAGAAAGTGCTTCCAGCCGTCCATCGGCATGGTGACGACAAAACGAGTTTCGGCGGCGTTGGGCAGGAGGAAACGGGCGTCCTCTTTGCGAATGCCAAGATCGCGCAACTCGGCATAGGCGGCTTCGGATGCGGACCATAATGCAGTCATGACAGCCAGCGCCTTTGGGTTTTCGGCGATGGCGGGCGGGACTACTGCGTTCCATTCGCCTTTAGCGAGATCGACATACCGCTGTGATTCCTGAGAGAAGCTCGCCAGCCGATGGCGAACAAACTGGTGCGAGCATGTCCGGCTGACTCCTTCAACTAGGAATGTCGCCGAACGGTGTGCGTCTTTTCTTTCGGGTGGCAGACTATCGACGGGCGTGGCGTTAATGGCGAGCAGGGTAACGCGTGACTGCCCGGTCTGGCGCTGTCTGCTATCGTATGATACTTTCCCGCTATACCGTGTAGGTGACTCGTCACTAAATATAGTCGGAGCGACAATGGCGCATTCGCCCATCACATCTTTGTCGTGCCCGAAGTAGGCGAGCCATGCGCGGAAATTGCCAGAGATAATCCAGCGTTCAGCGTCGTCTGGGTCTGGGTCGGCAACGAGATATTTACATCTACGATAGAAGTCGGTGACGTGTGATGGTTCTGGGATTTCAACCGAGAGCGTTATCCAGCCATGTTCTAAAATATCGGTGTGCCCTTCGCGGATGCGAGCGGCAATGAAGTCGGGAGCGTTGCCCATGCTGGCGGTGCTGAAATAGCAGACGCGCCCAGCGAACTCGATCAGATTCTCGGCGTAGGTTCCAGTGCCTGAAAATATCTCGCCGATATCGCCGTCGTATCGCGTAAATGGGCGAAGGGTCGGCAGGGTATAGCCGATAAGTTGAGGGTTTTTGAGCATGTTCACCCTCGCTTTCGATTCAGTTGACGAGATTTACGGGAGATGACGCGGATCGCCTTACTGAGCCCCTTGCCCTTGTTCTTGGTGAATCCGGCGCGTGTATGGGTTTTACTTAGCTCTTTCTCTTCGCTTTTTCGGGTCGGTGACTGATCTTGTGTTGTGATATCGGGATTGTATGGGTGCTCGGTGGTTTCCATTGAACTCCTTTCATGTCTCGAAAGGCAGCGTGGTCGATGGAGAAAGATTGTAGATTTACGTCTGCGGTAGTTGACAGGTAGCGCCATTACGACGCTACCTGTATAGATTACAATAGAGTTTGCTGAAATGCAAGAGGTTGGAAAGGTGCGGTTGGCTCAAATATGCTTTTCTGTCTCAATCTCTGCATCGCCATGAACTCGCACCATTTTTCTGAATATTCAATTGTTACGCATTTGAGTCCGCTATTTTTGCAGACTCTGGCGGTGGTTCCGGTTCCACCAAACGGATCGAGGACGGTGACTTCACCAGCAAGACTACTGATGACCCGGCTAGTTATGTCCTCGCTCGTGTAGCCTGGGTGTCCGAAGTTATCTTCTTTGAAGAAATAACCGAGACCTTGAACTTGAACGCCGCCCCATACATTCTTTGTACGTTTTTTGGGCTTGGCGTTCGACAGTAGGGTAGCAAATTGATCTACGTATCCATAGCGAAATGCACCCTCTGGCGTCCACGTCATAATGATTTGCTGGTAGTTCTCACCGAGCATATTCCAGTATTTTAGTAGGTGCTTTTTGGGTGGATAGATACACATCTCGGTCGAGATGCGCTTGCACGCACCGATCCACTCTTGGCAAAAATCAAAATATTCGCCATCCGGCATAGAGTCGTTCCAACCGTCATAATTCTTGCCTACGTTATAGGGTGGATCGGTGAAGACGAAGAATTCTCCGTTTAGTCTCGGTAGAATATCTCGGCAGTCTCCGAGATATAGAGTTATTGAATCATCCTGGTAGTATGGTTGCATGGTTTTCCTTTGCAAGTGTCGCATCTCGCTCACAGCTAGTCTTCCACGCATTAATAATCTCCTCTCTTTTCCTGTAAGCTTCCGCCATAACGACTGACACTTCATTTCTCGCCGGTACAAATGATACATCACACTCTTTGCACAGATAATTGCAATCTACGAGGTGTGTAAGCAATAGTTCTTGATAGACTGCATGAATGCCGCATAAATCCCTGCCGCATCCATAACATTTGTACATCCGATAGAATACTGTTCCGGTTTCGGATTTTGATTCGGATGTAGCGTCGCAAAAGTCGCACTTAATACATTGCGTTGCGATTGTGCGTTCAGATGTTATTGTGCTCATGATTTCTCCCTTTTGTCATACCCTCGCCAGCGTAATCCCCGTTTGCGCCTGATACTTCCCGTGCCTGTCGGCATAGGAGACCTCTGGCTGTTCGCCCTCGAAAAAGAGCACCTGGGCGATGCCTTCGTTGGCGTAAACCTTAGCGGGCAAGGGTGTCGTGTTTGATATCTCAATCGTGACGTGACCTTCCCATCCCGGTTCAAAGGGTGTGAAGTTCGTCACGATCCCCACGCGGGCGTATGAGCTTTTTCCGAGACACAGCCCCATGACGTTGCGTGGCATCCGAAAGTATTCGACGCTGCGCGATAACGCAAAGCTGTTGGGTGGAATAATGCACACGTCACCCTCGAACGGAACCAATGCGCGCTCGTCAAAGTTCTTAGGGTCCACTACGGTCAATTCGCCAGTGGATGCCGAAAAGATGCGAAACTCACGCGCTACGCGGATGTCGTAGCCAAAGCTACTTAGCCCGTAGGAGATAACGCCCGATCTCACCTGCCTATCTACAAACGGCTCGATCACTTTTTGCTCGGTCGCCATCGTGCGTATCCATGTGTCGTTTTTTAGCATAGTTTTCCTTTTCTCTTGCGGGATTACTTATTCTTTTTGATCCTTGCCTTACGTCTGCGCTCTTCGAGTTCTGGACCTTTGTAGCAGGGGATGCAACAGTAGTTTTTTCTCTTATGCACAATTTCTCGACCCGGATAGATTTCTTTTCTGCAATCTGGATTTGCGCAATATTTAAATCTCAAGACTCACCTCCTGATTGATTGGGTATGGCGAAACTCTACCTCTCCTCATTTGTTAATGCGCCAACCGAAACCCACGGTAGCGGCGCTTGTTCTATCCATCGGTCGGCAGCTAATGACGCTTGCCGTTGGATGTCTGGAATTAGATAAGACTGAAATCGGCGAACTTCGGCACCGTCCACATAGAGAAACGATCCTTTCCCCGGCAGGTATTCGGCTCCGGTTCCACTTTGCCCTGCTGCGACTTTTGCATCATCGGCGGACAGTACGCGTCCGACTAAGCGAAGCGGAAAGTTTGACTTGGCAACACTACCGACAATTGACGCCAGTGGCTTTTGTGTGGCGGCAATGACGTTGATCGATTTGCTGCGACCAATCGCCAGGATTGAGCCAAAGACGCTAGGTTTTACATTCTGTTCTTTGAGTGTACTGGTTAATTCCGCCAGTTCATCGATGACCAATACGATGCGTTGATGCTTTTTGCCACCAGTCGCAACGCGGCGATCCTTTTCATCGCGTACCCACGTCAAAAGTCTTGCCGCTGACTCGCCGGTAGTGGCGATCTCTTGGACGTGGGGCAACCTTGCGAAGGGTGGCAGGTCTTCGTTCTTCATGTCGATTAGCACTAGTCGCAATTCACTGGGCGGCGTTGATTGACATAGGCTTGTGAGCAAGACCTGCAGTAACGTGCTTTTCCCGCTTCCGGTAGTGCCCGAAATGAGCACGTGCGGGGTTGCTTCAAAGTTGAGGATTTCCAATTGCTCACCCTTGTAGCCGAACGACTTGCCGAGTGCGGCGGAGTGCTCCGCCACGTCTGGGTTGTCCCACAGGATAGGCTGCCGTTCTGGGTGGGGGATTTCTAACTGTAGTGGCAAATTACGTAGACGAACGGGTGTCGCTTCCCCTCGGCTTTCGCTGAGCACTTCGGACATCTCGCGCAAGCGGGATTCAATTGCAGAAATGCGTGCCCCATCGCCGAGCTTGATACCAAGCGATATGAAGGACTTCCCAGCGCGCACGACGTTCGTATCGGTGTTCGGCACGTAGGCGGGTAGTCTGTGCGATTTAAAAAAGGTGTTGATTAAGGCTATTTCGTCCGTAATTGAGAATTTCTTTTTCATAATAATTGCTCCGATAGTCGATCTTCCGCTAGTTGGCAATACTCCCCAGAAACGTCATACCCGACGAAATGCCTATCGTTCCGCTTGGCGGCAACGCAAGTCGTTCCAGAGCCAGAGAAAGGGTCAAGGACGGTATCGCCTACGTAAGAGTAAAGTTTAATAACGCGCTCAGCTAGGGCAATCGGGAATGGTGCAGGATGACCCACTCTCTTCGCTGACTCCGGTCTAATATTCCAGATTGATAGTGTTGAGTCCATGAAATCATCACGACCGATATCGCTGATGCCCTTGTCCGGTCTTCCAAAACAATCCTTTGCAAATACTAGGAGATATTCGTGCAGGTCCCGCAATCTGGGAGATTTAGCGCTCATCCAACTGCCCCAAGCGCAACTCCCGCTAGCTCCTTTACCTTTTTGCCAGATGATTTCACCCATCGGCAAGAAGCCAATCCCCTGATGTATCCGGTAGAAGAGTGAATGAAGCGGGATGTATGGTTTTCGTCCGAGATTAGCAACGTTGATTACGTAGCGACCGCCGGGCACGAGTGACCTATACACTTCTCGCCCTACATTCTCGACCAAATCAAGATAATCATCCATGCCCAAATCGCCCTCGTATTCCTTACCGACGTTGTATGGCGGTGACGTAAAAGACAATCCTACTGAGCTACTTGGGACTTCACGCATGTGCTCAGAAGATGTATTGTAAATTCTATCCATCCACTCGCTTCCCTGCTCAACCGGTGATGTAGTGAGCGACTGCATGGCTGTAGGATTCTCTACTACAGAGAACATTTGTCGGTTATAGAAGGCGGCGGCGCTATGTCCCTCGCGCTTGCCCGTTCCAAAACTACTGGTTTTTGTTGCCATGAGTTACACTCCTTTGCCTGCCGTAATCAACGAGGTCGGCTTTACCGTTAACTGAACGACTCTAAATAAATCGCCATCCGGTTCGATACCGAAAAGCCACGCTTGTCCGTATCGCCGATGACACTCGGCGCGCAGTATCTTCTCTTGTTCAGACGTGAGGGTAATGCCGACGTAATCGGTTAAATCGCCGATAGTTTCGGGATTGCCCAGATTCAGCGCTACCGATTGCGGGTCGTGCCCATCCGTGATAGTTGGCTCGCTCACACGATCCCCTTGTTGCTAATCTCAGCACGCTTCACATACCTGCGCGGCATATTGAGCGAGTTCCAGCCGCCAGCCTCTTGCAGGCGGAGTAGACTAATTTTCCCATCCTCAACCATTTGGGCGGTTTTGGTTGCCCAGTAATGTCGGCAATCATGTGGTGATAAATCGAATAGCCCGATAGCTTCACCCAGCGCCTTAACTCGGTGTTGGATAGCGCGTTCGGTGTAGCCTGGATTGTGTAAATTCTTACTGCGCACTGTAGCGCGAAAGATCGGCATCTCCTCATCTGTCGAGCCATTGCCGGGTGATGCCATGTACGCGACGAGCGCCGCCTTTACATCTGCACTCAATAGGTGAGTTTGCCAAAGATCGACCTTGGGGCGATAGAAGTTGATCTTTCCCTTCTTGATAAAATTCTTGCGCGTGAGCAATGCGACCTCACCTACGCGTAGGCCGTGATCTAGTAGTAGGCACATCAGTAGCCGATCCCGCAACCCCTGTGGCGTATCTGGGTGACTCTTGAGACGTGCTGCCTGCTCGTCGTTAATCTCGGTCGCCTCTGACTTTTTCGTACCCTTGCGCACTGCGACACCAGTGTCCACGCGGCGCTGGTCGATGCGATCCGCCTCTTTGCCCGCGTAGGCGTGAACTGTCTGCATTTTTGTGTACTCTTCGGGCGGGATTGCACCCGCTTGCATCGCCATTGCCGCGTAGACTTTTATCGTGGAGAGTCGGCGCGAGATCGTGCCGGTAGCAAAACTATTTTGCAGTGCCCACTGCACGAAACCGGAGACAACGCCCCATGAAATCCCCTTCCAGGCGACGGCGGTGGACTGTAGGTCATCGGCGGTGGTAGCAATGCCGATGACTGCCAGGTATTCGGCGAACGATGCCAGATCGACGCGCTGATTTTTGACCGTGTTTTTGCTTTTTCGGCGAACATAGTCGCCAAACGAAAAAGCGGACGCTGCTTCATTGGCGGCGAGTCCGACCAATGCCAGAGTTGGCGAGAGCGGGACGAGTTCGTTCGTCACGATGCAATCTCCCCTATGCGTCTCGTGTTCGGTTCGATGATCATTAGCTTTGCTACCCCTTGCCGATACAACTCTCGATTGACGAGTTTCTTGCCTACCCAGACATAGCGGAGCTTTCGTCCGTACTTGTCAGTGTCTTGCTTGTCTGACCCCATGCGTACGCGTTTACCTTCTACGAGCCTGCGATTAGTTTCGGTTGCATCTTTGTATCCGCGCTCGCCAATCTCTGGAGTGTTGACGCCGATGTAGCGGACGGTTTCGACGCGTCCATCAATGGCGACCTTGATTGTGTCACCGTCAACGACGTGAATGACGACACCACTGACGGTGTTGGAGATGGCGTGGCGATGGCGGTAAGCATGGGTGATTAGATTGCGATTGATAAAAAGAATAATGGCGGCGATGATGAGCAGTGACGTGATGGTCATTTCGCAAACATCTCCATAGCTGGAATCTCAATCGATCCATCTACCTGATTTCCCCAAACATCCCATCCCGGCGTCGTTTCCCTGGCGAACATTTCTAGCCTGGGCACATCGCCCATCAATTGCACAAGTCGATCCCTGGCTTCATCGGGCTTTTGGCTATGCTGGCGAACTTGCGCGACGATCATTTGCGATACCGCAGCGCTGGCTCGCTTTGGTTTGCCACGCACTGCAAACAAACAATTCTCGGCGTTGGCACGCGTCCAGTTTCCCATGCCGAAATGACGGTGCCCGTTCTTCGTGGTCTTATGCCACGTAAATCCGCACATTGTCTTTAGCTTGAATCCCCAAGCGTTAACCACGCGGATCGCCTCCTCTGGCATAGGAGGCACCCACCACATCGCCAATAGGCAATTTTCAGCGGCTATATCTGGTATAGGTAGGTTGCAGATATCGTTAAGTGTCATGCAAGGGTATTTGTAGCCCGCCCCTCTCTGTCCAGAATGGCATTTATCATTATAGTACCAGGCGGGGTCAGCGTAGATGAGTTGGTAGGTTTTCATACCGGGAATTGATTCCATTCGACGCCATCGAGAAGACGACCTGACCGCGCCTTTCCTATTCGCCACATCCCTATTGCCACAGGATATTCACAGCTTTTTCCGGTAAACCCTTTCGGGCTCACCGTGACGAATTTCTCCTTGATTTCAGAAGTGTCGGGCACTAGATCGTTTTGGGGACCGTACTCGCCCCACTGCTTGAATAGGAACGGAACGCCAGCGGTTACACATTGATCGCGAATTGACCGTACCCAATCGGGGTGCATGGGTCGGGCATGACTACCAGACTCGCCGCCAGCGATAACCCACTCGATGCCGTTGCGTTTCGGAAAGTGGCGAGGATCGTCAGATGCGAACGACGGAACTAGGTCATGCCCGATGTCTACATTGCTTAATAGTGGTTCCATACTCAGAAATCGCACCTTTGCCGGGATTTTCAGCAGTTCGGGAATGCGTTTATCTGCCGCCTCTTGATTCTCGACCGAAGTGCCGATCCAGACGTTTGGTAGGGCGTAGTCTGATCCATGCTTTACCCAGCCTAGCCACTCCATCGCCACCATCAAATCGGCAGCGTTATCATCGGAGGAAATCAGCTTAATCGCCTTGTTGATTTTTGAGATTACGTTCTCTGGTCGCTTCGTCAGCAGTAACCAGTCGAGATTCGGCGTGGCAGAGATCAACCGCATGAGATCGGCTCGCCAATCATCCATCTCCGGCTGGTCGGGTTTGTCCTCGAAAACATCAGCCAAGGAAGCGCAAAAAACACGATAGCGGATACCGCGCTCTTTCGCCCACTTATTCCACTGGATAGGCTTACGCCAGTTGTCCTTGGATGTGCGAAGTCTCTTGCCGGATGTACCCCACTGCACCTTCTTATAGTGCTTATCCATTTGCTGCTCTGCATAACAGTGCTTGCAGCCTTCACTCACCTTCGTGCAGCCCATCCACGGATTAAATGTGTGATGCGCCCATTCGATCTTTGTATTTTCACCCATACCACTCCCTTCCTTACTTCACAAAGCCCGGCACACCGGGCAGCCTATCTCGCTCTCTTCTTTGTAAAACATGGGTGTCTTTTTCGTCACCCGCTTACCGCTCACCAATTCCGTCTCGACGAATTCCTGCACCGCCTCGCCAGGATGATCGCCGGGATACCGGCGCGGCGCAAGCGACGAGTTCTTTGCGATGTGATGAGCGCAGCGCGTACGCCATACGCCATCATTGCAAAGATAGGTGTACATCGGCGTCACTGGGCACTCGCCCCGAAACGGGAAACTGCAAACTCCAAGATAGACATTGGCGTGTCCTGGCTCTTTAGTTTTAGATCGGAGATTGCGACAACCGACGTACTTGACGCGTAGCCGGTGAGCGTGACAGTTGCCTTGTCGCCGGATATATCGGTGATGATGCCTTCGCGCTTGCTCAATTCTCTTTTGTTTCCGTATGACTTCACCTGAATCCAAACTACGCTATCGCCTACGTTCATGATTTTTCCTTTTACTGAAAATTTATCTGGGTGAAAGCCCTCCCTCTCACCCAGACTCACAAGGAGGAGAAACTCCAATCGCGTTGTAGCGGTCATCCTGCCGACCGTTTACCTTGACGACGCCTACGCGCCGCACACGTTGGAAGATGTATGATTGCTATTTGCCTTTCGGCTTCCAGACCTCGATTGTCTCTTTTACTTTAATCTCTTCTACGGGCTTACTAGTTGTGTTCTGGTTCATGGTTCCCCCTGCTTTTGGTTGAATCGAATAAAATAATGCCTGGCGGGCTTTGGTAGGATTTATGGATACCTGAGCCACGTATGCTGGAGTCGAACCAGCCCTCCGGCTTGCAACGCCGGTATGCTCCCGAACACTTCGCCGCTTTCGCTCTCCGCCATTCCTGAATCGGTGCTTTTCCTCCTTTTGCGCTAATTGATCCTGTCGTTCTAACTTTTACCGAGCCATGTCTTTTACACTAGCCAATGGCGTCGATATCCAAACTTGCGAACAGTGAACAATCGCCTGTATTTCGCCAGAGGCATCTTCGATGAACCAAACTTTGGATTGGTCGAAGTCCGAAATGGCACGACGGGCAGCGCTGGCGAGCGTCTTAAAATTCGCCTTCTTGATGCAAAGATTGAAGTCGAGAATGCTGTAGGTCATCGTCAGTTATCTCCCCGTTCACGAGCCATCTCGCTGCGTATTACTAATCTGTAAATTTTTTGCCCCGCTTATTAATTCGCATCGGCTCGCCAGAAAGTTTAATATAAGCATCCCATTCCGCCATCAAGTCTTCGAGTTCTCCAATTGCGGGTATCGTCTTTCTCGAATCGTGATGACTGCCGCGCGCGTCAACGAAAAACCACACACCCATTCCCATTACGAACCAACGAAGACTCTTCTCCTCCAGCACGACTCGCCTCGCTATCGACTCTACTTTATTAATGAGTATCAAGCTCGCTCGACTGTAAGGGTATTCTGGAGAATTTCCATTCTCCAGAAGCTCGACGGCGATATCTTGGTTGTTGCGGATGAAATCATTGTCGCTCTCTAGGTATCCGCCTGAATACTCAAGCGGTTGGCGTTCAACGACGTAAACTACTGCATCCATGTGCCACTTTTCCCCTTTTGACTTCGTATAATATTGCTACGTATAAGGATAAATTATACGACTACTTTTGTATTTATAGTATAGCTGATTTAGAGCGTTTTTATGTAGGTTAGACTACATTTTACGAGAAGAATTATACGAGTTTTGGAGAAATAAAAACGTCCAAAATTTTTTTAATTTTGGACGTTGCCTTCTAGCAAAGCTTATTCTGTTTATGTGTGGGTGTAAGTCCCTTCGATCATCTGCTCCGTTGTCACGTTAAGTGCTTTCGCCAAAATGCCGACCTCGTTTAATCTTTTCGGGTCGGCAAAGGTAAATGGACGGGAATAGTCTACATAGACGTTCCCGTCCATATCCACCGCAATCGTGCTTACTCCGCGTTTCAATGACGACTCCATCCTTAGCGACAACAATTCCGCGCCATTGATAGACATCTTGAAGTTTCCATTGGTGACATGAGTGTCGATGTTGAATTCCGGTCGCTGCCACAACTTGATCCTGCGCTTCGCCGGTTTCTTGTACCAGTCGAGTCTAAGGCGTTTTCGGTGTTTCATATTTTTAGTTGAGCCTCAATGAATTTATCAAGCACTCGTGCTTCGCAGCCGTCAACTACGATCTCGATATCTCGACATAAACTGCATGACATAACCTTCACGTCATATCCGCCGATTTTCATCATGGAGACATTGACAGTCACTTCGCCCGACAGGATCGCATCGGCAAGCATCGCCTTTGCATACTCTTCGTCTGTGACCAAGCGGAACTTGTTTATTGTTTCGGCATTAAATTCGCCACTGATGGAGATAGCGACCAGTGCCTCCTGTGGCTGGGTAAGTGTGATCGCTTTCATCAGAACGGAATGTCCTCCTCGTTGACCGGCTCGCCACTCGGTTGCGGTTGCCCACCCTGCATTTCGGCGTCCTTGTTTGACCCGCTCAGAAACTTCACCTGGTCGGCGGTCACTTCCAGCGACGCGGCGATCTGCCCGTCTCGGCTGGTGAATCCGTGCGCCTTGACGGTGCCAGTAACTAAAACCATTTTCCCCTTACTCAAATACTGAGCACAGACCTCGGCGTGCTTGCGCCAGACGGTGACGCGGTGCCATGTGGTTTCCTGCTGCTTTTGCCCCTGGTCGTTATTCCACGCCCGATCTGTGGCGACATTAAACGTGCAAACGGGCGTGCCGCCAGGCGTGTAGCGTAGCTCTGGGTCGTTACCTAACCTGCCGACGATTGTCAGTTGTTGGTACAATTTTGTCTCCTTATTTCCCATTCGCTTTCATGCGTTCTTCTACAGCCATGAAATTATTCGTGATTGCCGATACTCTTTTCTCGACTTCATCCACCGTACTGGTGCCCAAGATCGCCTTTGCCCGCACTTTGACTTCGGCGTAATTTCTCGCTTTCTCTTGAAGAACCTTCTCCGTAAGTCCGAGCCGCTTGCACTCTTGTTCCGCCCAGCATTGCATTGTGTATGGGATTTTCCCATCGCCCATATTGCCGCGACTGGCAAGAATAAGCAAAAGGGATTCTGGAATTTCAACAGCATGACTTTCCGTCATGATTACACCTCCCAATCATATATAGTATCCCCACGGGGATGGTGACGAGAAACCCGCATTCCCGTCACCGAAGAGGACGAACCGCGTGGATGGGATTTTAGGTAGAATGGCGAAGCGCGCATCCCATCGCTTGCGCCATCCCCGGTGACGGACCAACACTCGGCTGATCCGCCCCTGGGGGCTACAGAGCCTTCCAACCTTGCGGGTGTCTGTTCTTCAGCTTCTCGACGTTGTGCTTTGCGATCCCTTCCGCGTCAAGAGAAAAGAAATTGGCGATCAAGATCGCTGTGCGCAGAACGTGAGCCATTGTCGTGCCTTCGTTCGGATCGTCGGCACCGAATGAGATGTGGTTCATCGTAAATGCTGATAGCTTTCCGCTCAGGATCGATAAACTCATAGCCATCGTAAATACGTCCCCATCTCTCGACCGCATCCTTACCGCGGCTTGTATATCCGCCCAACTTTCACTGTTCGCCCCCATAACCTTAGCAAACTCGTCTAGTTTGCACTTGCGTTCGTGCATATAGACGATGAGATAGTAAAACAGATCGCCGATCTCGCCGTTGGCGAGCACTCTGCATTCATCGCCCGTCTTATTGTGATACAGGAACTTTTTTACTACCTCGATAATCTCACCCGTCTCACCGGCAATGCCAAGAGCGGCATTGCGCACATGGGCGAACCGGGACGCGTCCCGGTTCGCCCATGTGCGCAGGCAAGAATCAAGATATTCGGACAGTGTCATGGTTGGGTCTCCTTATGCTGTAGTTCATTGTTCTGACTCCGAGCAATTTTAGCGCTTGCACTTGCTCGATAGTCAGTTCTGACTGAATGAGTTTTAGATCGCCGTCTACCTGTCGCCACAATGTCGCTTTGGCAGGATCGACGCGATACAGGTTCGGCTTACACCAATGCTCGATGTAGGTGCAAGCCCGGATTAGGCGTTTTCCGCATTGCATGGCGGCGAGCGTTCGGTAGGGTCCGTCCCCACCTCCGTTGCCATCCTCCACCACGTAGTAATCTTGATTGTAAAGCCAGTAGCGTTCTACGTAGATGGCAGGGATTTGCCAGCCTGATTCTATGCGCCGCTTACAGGCTGCCAGCTTTTCTTCCGACGATGGCGTGCTGGTGATAATTTTGCTCAACGTAATCCTGCCGGTTGAGTCACGAACAATGTCATCCTCGGCGCGTGCAAGTAGCGGTAGCGCAAAACTCATTAAATGGGGCGGTAAATTGTATCTCACGCGGCGATAGTCTCCTTTGCTAGAATATCGATTTCACCACCAAGAATCTGGCGCAAGTTGGCGGGTTGGATTGTTCGCGACGAGTGAATTGCGATAGCAATCCTGCCCACCCAACGAAACTCGAATTCAAAACATGCTTGCTGGCTGCGGTTGTCACCCGCGTCGATCATGTAGGTCGTGAAGAACCTCATGGATGGATGCAACCCCAAACTGCACGCGTATGTCGCCAGCCAACTCGCCTGGCGATTGAGTAAGTGCCCATTCGTCCCCGCTGGCGATGCGAGCGCACTGGATTGACCATTGTGGTCATAGGCGCGTAGGCGAACGGGAATAGCTCCGCTTATGCAGGCGACTTGGGCAGTCGTGTCGGAGATCATCATCTGGTAACTTCTATGCGGTCGCGTAATAGGATTAATTGATCAATTAGAAAGTCTAAGATTTTTACAATCACAACGCCTCCGATGATAGATATGCAGCTACTCTTCTGCCTATCCATTCGGCAACCGGCACGGCTACCGCATTTCCAAGCTGCCGATAACGAACACTGTCGCTTTGCCCAGCCGTCCAGCCATCGGGAAACCCCTGAAGCCGCTCGCACTCGGTTGGGGTGAGGCGGCGAGCATGGTGGAGTTCTGAGGAAAACACACCATTATGGCGTCGGCTACCGTTATTTGAGTCGAGCGTAGCATGGACATCTGATGTACGCACGCCCGACTGACTTGATTGGAATCCATGACAGATCGCAATCTGCCCGCCGCCATTAATATGGCTCTTGTCAAAATTCTGCGCCCTCAGCGTTGGGGCTATATCTTCGGCAGCATCGCCCCCACTGTCTTTTGACGAGAAGGCGATGATATTGTCATTGACCGGATCGGTAAACGCTCCCTTTGCTTGCCGCGCCACGAGTGGCGCGGCAAGCTGGCGATCCATGACCATCGGCGTATAGTTGAGCGAATAGCCCCCAGCCTGCTTTGATTGTAGAGTCGGTGAAATTTCGTGCGTATCGAGATTTCTTCCATCAAGTGCAAGCGGTCGATCCATGACCACATTTCGCACCGGCGCAGAATCGTTACCACCGGATCGACCGCCATTGTTTGCGTAATTGGCGGTCGATGTGTCGGCGGTAAGATGATTGCCCCATGCGCTATTCTCATCCGTATTGCACGATCCTACGATCCATGTTCCCGCAACTGACTCGCCACCGACTCCAGAGCGTCCTTCAACTGCCCCTTGATCTCCTTTCCCATTACCTGCGCCCGGCGCAGAATCCCGGCGCAGGCCTTCGGACTCAAGTAATAATCCTGAATATAGCTCACCCGGTCCGAATAGCTCATCAGCGCATGGCGCTCCGACCAGTCCTCGAATGTCTCCAAAATCTCGATTAACGAAGACTCCAAAAATCCGTCGTCTTCGTTGGGGTACTCCGAAATACCGAGCGTCCAGTATGCGCCACGAACCATCAAACCCGATCCGCCCAAGCGAGGAAACGACCGCGTACATGTCTGCCCCGCGATGGCTTGGTAAAACTCGTCCACGGAACTTAGAACCTCCGCAAACGTCGCACGATTCATCATCTGCCCCGGCTGTATTTCCGCAAGCTGCGCAAATACGTCCACAGCTTGCACAGGAGCAGGTTGATAGTAGTCCGGGAACATTCTCGAACACAACAATTCTTGGACGAAGTTCATAAATTATCCTTAGCATTTCCCAAAACAAACCAGACCGATTATCTGCTAACCCCATGCGTTTTCCGGCTATCGAAAGCCCTTGACATGGGAAGCCACCACAAACGGCATCAACATCGCCGGGCAGATTATGCGACCCAACCGTCCTCACGTCCTCAAACCGCTGAACATTTGGAAAGCGGCGACCTAATAGCAACCGAGCATCCTTGTCAATCTCAACCTGGGCAGCACACTCCATGCCAGAACGCTCGAAAGCGAGATCGAAACCACCAATGCCAGCGAATAGGGATATAAATTTAATCTTCTTTTTCATAAATTTACCAGGGCTATCATTTCGGCTGCATCGGCATCAACACGTAAAAATCATTCCCATCCCTACTCGCCACCGACGATATCTTCACTGGTTTCATGGATGTCGTAAATTCCATCCAAAGATCAGGCTCGGCGCGGTCGAGGTAGTCGGCAAGAAACTTGTAATTAAATGCAATCATCAAAGGTTCTCGACTCTCGCACTCAATCAAGTTAACCTCAACCGAGCAGTTGCCTGTCTCGCTTGACTCTGCCGTCACCTTCAAAACGCCATCGTTGAGCACGAACCGCACAATATTGGCGTTGTCGCGGGCATAGAGACCGGTCACGCGCAAAGCCTTCTTTAACTCGTCTCGCTCGACGCGGATGGCGTTCGTTCTACTCTTCGGGATAATACCGTTGTAATCCGGGAATTTAGCGTCGATTAATGCCGTCTCGATCTCAATCGTAGAGATTGACGATTTACCGCTACAAGGAACGGTAAAGAGTGCCCAGTTACGAGTGAAGAGCATGTCCACCCTGCTGTCCCGATCTCCCAACGCCAGTACCTTTACCAGTCGGTCTAATCGGCTGGATGGAATGACCATTTTTACCATTTCGCCAAACTCCGCTTCTAATTCGGATTGGGCAACGGATAGCCGATACCCGTCCGTTGCGGCGAATTTAGCGGCGATTCCACTCAAACTCAAATCGATACCGGTGAGCGTCGGGCGAGAATCGTCATCCGACGCGGCGAACGTTGTGGACTCAATTGCGATACGAAGCGACTCTAACCCGAAGAACGCAAGATGCGCATCGGGTTCGGGGACACTAACCGCAAAATCTTTATTTGCCGCGTAAAGCGATCTTATCCCCGGCATCTCCTTCAAAGGCACGCCGGGGATTGTCGCCACCGAACGCTGGCAAGAAATTTTCACGCGGCTCGTTTTAGGATCGAGGTCAAAATCTACCCGTTCGGGCGAAAAGTTACCGACGAGATCGGCGAGTAGTTTCTCTGGCAGGAGAATGCCACCAGCACGCGTGACAATGGCGGGCATGAAGCAGTTGATGCCCGAATCTAGATTACGCGCGGACACGCGCAACTCGTTACCGATTGCCTCAATTGCGACCATGCCGAAGACGCCACTTTTGCCTAAATGCGAACCTGCGAGGGTGAGCGCCTGCCTTAGTGCTGGTTGAAGTATGGAAAATTGCATTAATTTCTCTTTAACTTGAAACCTAAAATGTATTTATAGTTTACCTTATAGAGATCGTGTATAATGTAGGTAAAATTACACAAAACATCGATAAATCGCAGGATTTAATAATCCTGATTGCTTTTTGTGGGCGAACGTGATAGGATTTAGAAAACAGGCATACGCTCTGTTTTCGCAGAGTCAAACATCCGCCTCTCATTTTTCTGCGCACCGCGCCTCTGTTGTTTTCTGTCTTTCATGGAGTTGCTATGGCTACAAATTTCGGAACTGAGCAGGGCGTAACTGGCGTGCCGTCCTTTAATGGGCGAGAAGCAGACCGCTACCTCACTGAATTGCAAGGCCCGGAGGGAATTCAGACTATGGCGCGCATCTTGCGTCGTGAGCCCGCCGCCTATACCGTGCAAAACGCAATCCGCCTCGCAGCGAGACAAGCGACATGGAAAACCGTGCCCGCTACGGATGCCCCAGGCGACCAGCGCGCTGCCGAGTTCGTCGATCAATGCCTTGAAGACATGTCGCACACGTTATGGTCTTCGCTCTCCTTTGCGCTTTCGTGCCAGGCGTTTGGGTTTGCCGACTTGCACGTCGTCTACAAGCGCCGCAGTGGATCGATCACGAATGGCTCTAAGCCCGCTAGCCTTTACAATGACGGCTTGGTCGGCATTCGCAAGCTGGCGATTCGCCGACAGGAAACAATTGATTCCTGGGAGCGAGACGAGAATGGCGGGCCGCAAGCCATGATCCAGGTTGACCCGTCTACGGGCAGGAGATTGCCACCCGTGTCAATTGATCGAATGCTGCACTTCATAGGCGGCGATGACCGCGGGTCATGGGAGGGGATCGGCTGGCTGGAGCCTGCCTACAAGATTTGGCACATGATCCAGGGCTTCGAGATCATCTATGGCATCGGAGCGCAAAGATCATTTGTGGGTGTGCCGACGTTTAAGTATGTCAATCGCCCGGACGCCGAGTCAATTCGCATGGTACGCGAGATGGGGCGCAAGCTGACTATCGGCGAGAATCAATTCATCGAGTATCCGGGCGCGGTTGTGGAATTCTCCTTGCAGTCCGTGACTAATGGCAATGCGGGCGAGTTGCGTGAGCAGATTAAAGAATTGCGCTGGCAGATGCTCATGCTTGGGCTAGTTCAGTTTTTGCAGCTTGGGAATAGCGGTTCCGGTTCGCGTGCGCTAGCCGATCCGCTAATTACGATGTTCAAGTCGGCAATCGACGCGGCAAATGATGAGGTTGCCGACGTTCTGAATCGGCACTTAATCCCCCGTCTCTTTTCGCTGAATCCATCGCTCGCTAAAAATATCACCCAGCTACCGAAGATCGTACCTAGTCGCGTCAATGCGTTGGGCAGTGAGGTTTTGTCGTTTCTGGGCGGAATACAATCCTTCTTGGTTGGCGCACCGAACGATGACGCGTTGTGGTTGCGCAAGATCGTGGGGATGCCGGAGACGGAAGCGAACAGCGATCCGCTTGGGCAGCCAGTAACGGACCCTCAATCGCCGATGGATACCACCGGCGATCTACCAGTTGACGCAAGCTTGTCGTCACCCTTATCGTCACGTGAACTGGCAAGAATGCGCACGGCCACGCGTGAGTTCAGCAAAGCCGCCGATATTTTCGAGCGGGTATTCTATGCTCAGTAGAGACGAGCGCGTACTGCTCCTAATTAAGTCCGGGATTATGCCATCCACCGCGGAATGGCTAGTTTCGGAAGACGATAAGGCTGGCAATCAGGTCATCGGCACGCGCAAAGCGAAAGGCATGGCAAGGATCGACGCGGTAGACGCCGAGTCGGCGGCTGCGGCATGGTATGTGAATCCGGCGATTCCTGATGAGTTGAAAAGGATGTTAGATGCCACAGAATTCCCCGTACGCGGGTGATCTGCCCGGCTACGCTTGGGATACGCGTGTGCCGGGCGGGGCGTATCGCGTCGTGAATGCGGACGGGTCGATAGGTCGGCTGGTTAGCGATAGCGAGATCGCCGACTACCTGCGCGAGATGTACGGCCGTACAGATAAGCAGCTCGCCGCACTTGCCGCGGCGATGACCCTTGGCTCTATCACTCCGTCTCTATTTCAACGGGCAATGATGGAGCAGCTAAAGAATCTCCACTTATCTACGGCGGTATTGGGTGCTGGCGGCTGGGATCAGGCAGATGGTCGGCTGTATGGGCGCGTGGGGCGCGATTTGCGCGAGGAGTACCGTTACCTGGCACGCTTTACGCGTCAGTTCGAGCAAGGCGACGTGCTTCCAGAAATGGCAATTCTACGCGCCGCACTCTATGCTGACAACGCGTATGGGCAATACCAAAGCGAGTCGGATCGGAGAATGTTGCGGGCTGGCGTACAGGAGGAATGGTTACGCACCGAACCTGGAGCGTGCAATCTCTGTTTGGATGCCGAAGCGCAAGGGTGGGTTCCGTTGGGCACGCACGAAATACCTAAGCATTCAAACTGCCGATGCCACAAGGAGTACAGAATCAGTTATGAGTAATCCATTTCGATTTGAGTGGCGAATTGATACGGAGAACTGGCTGCTAAGTCCGCTTGGGACAAGAGTGGCAAAAGTGGAGGACGGGGCGCTTAGACTCTACGATAAGCACGCAAAGACGAGCTTTCCGTTGACTATCGAGGATTTACGTAGTCTACTCGCCACGAGGGTGGAGCGAGTAGACGCGAAGGGCTGTGTTGAGTAAATACGAAAACGTTTTCGTATTTACGATTGTTTCCCTCTGGTAAGATTGTTGCTTTTCACTAGTGCAACTAAAGCATCGATTCTTCCAGTTATTGCACTTCCGATAGTTTTTCCTTCTAAATCCTTGATCGTGTTGGTTGACTGAAAGACATGAACGAGTGCGGCTACGCAGAAATCAATAGCGACATTCATAGCGGTCAGCTTGGTCATGTCGCCGATCTCCCTAGAGTAGATGACCGTTAATTCTTGTACCAGTCCTTTGTGTAGTTCCTTCTGCTCTTCGTCTGTTACTTCGCTTTGCTTTGCTTTCATTTCTCGCTCCATTCCATCCTCTCTTTCATTTCCACAGACAATTCCATGCACCACTCCATCCATTCCCCGTCCGTAGCCGGGGTAAGTACCGGGAGTGACAGTTGATTGCCCGACATTTCAAATTGCGACAGAAAATCACTAAGCGCAGCCGGGTGAACGATCACCATTTCATAAGATCTCGTACGCGATATGATCGGGCGCATTGATGATAATTCCAACGTCAGATAGCGCAGCTTTCGGACGTTAACGGGTAAGTCTCGGAGGCTATCGATTGTTTCCGACAATTTATCTATCGTTAGCGGCTCTTTGGCGCTACTTGTTGACGTAAACGTAAAGTGATTACTCATCTTCACTTCCCTGGGATGGTTCACTATTCAAGCGTTCGCCGAGTTTAGGAATCTCCCCTCTGATTGCGTAAATGCCCTTATTGTACATGTATAGCGCAAAACTAACGGAGTGAACCAGTAGCAGGCACGCGGACGCCGTCGATGCAAGCCAGATGGGGTAGATGTCGGTGTAGACGCGTGGCGTGCCAAAGTTATAGGAGTAGACGATCATTGTGGCGAAGAATGCCATATTGATAATAATGTGAAGTACAAGAAGCTTTAGTCTCATACGTATCATCCCCCGTATCTCTATTGGCTGCCGCCCAATCTTCGATATATCTTCCATGCCGACAGGATCGATTCCGCTTCAGCATGGGCATTTTCAATAATATCGGCAGTCTTAGAATTCATTTCACAGAACGATGGGCGGCAGTCCGCGCAGACAAATACCACATTTTCAGGATCGTGACACCAGTCTTCGCGAGCGACATGATGGCGACACAAGTCCTTCCCGCACCCGATGCATTTAACCATACGTCCGCCGGATGAGTTTCTGTCACAGAAATCGCACTGAACAATATCGGAAACCACTACACTTTCTTTGCGTATCAGCATAGCCCCCCCTGCATCATATTAACAAATGATTGCCCGCGAGATGACTCGCGGGCAATCAAGTCGCGTTTATTTCACCACAATCGGCAAATAGATCGCCCGTTCCAAAAACGATGGCGGGGTCGAAATGTCAATCGGCGGCACCTTCTCGGATAACTTCTTGCCGTCGCCATCATACAACACAATCAACTTCGTGTATTGCGGTACGATCACTGTACTTTCGCACTTCATATCACCCGGCATGTACACTGCCCCGTCTGCAAATTTTAACTCAACCCGAACATCTCCGCTATACGCGCCACAAGCGATTTTGTAGTTTGCGTAGGGTTCATTCTCGGAATTATAGGAGGTTCCGATATAGATGAGTGCAGCAGGCTCGCTCGTGTCTCGAATCGCGGTCGGCTCGGTCGCACAGCCTTCGGTATCAATTTGCGCGGATGCCGTCGATACGCTTGGATAGCCGGGTCGTTGCGTTACCGTGAGCACGAGAGCGCCCTTGTACGTAGCGAAGCCCATGCGGGATGACTCGCCAGTACCCAACAGTACATCACCAGACATCACCTCTGTGCCATCTACGCTCAGTGACCATTTCGTTGTTGCCTGCATATCCTTGCCGGTATTTTTGATAATAAAAGTCGGCAGTCCGTCAGTACAGAAAGAGGAGACACTCAGATCGCTTTCATCCCAAACGATCTGAGTTGGGGTTGGCATGGGCGTTTTTGTTGCGGTAGCGGTTACAGTTGCAGTCGATGTAGCGGTAGATGTTCCTGTGGCTGTGCCCGTCTCCGTCGCTGTGGCTGTGGTTGTTGTGGTTTTGGTTGCCGTTGCTGTCGGCGTAATCGTTGCTGGCTCGGTCTGTTTCCCCTTTGGTGTCGATGTGGGGGTGGGTTGGCAATTAAGTAAAGCAACTGCCCACGAGTTTGATTGACCGCCCGCGTCGCCATTTCCCCATTTCGCCATTGCTGCAGATCGGATAGTAAGCGAGCGAATGCCGATTGCGGTTTGGAAACTTCCAGAAAGCTCACGCTTTGGTGTGGTCGTATCCGTAAATGCTCCACGTGCAACAATTTGCCACGGTCCACTATCTACGCTTTTTTCGATCAAAACGTCTGAATTGAGTCCGCCCGATCCATTGTAGTCCCAGGTTTTGGATACCCAATTCGCCCAAAAACTACCATCCGCTTGACGGCAAGCGATAGCGCTTACGTTGATATGGTGATCTGGTTGCTGAATGGCTGCCAGAGCGGTAGCCCAAAACAACGATACTGAGCAAATGGCTGCGAGAACAGAGATCGAGAACTTCGTATTACTTTTCATGCGATTATTCCTTTATGATTTTTTTTGACCGATTACTAACCATTAATCAAAGAGGGACATCGGTTTCCAGCCGTCGTCCCTGATGCAATGCGGCGAAAACCAGATACATTCCTTGTTGGCGTTTTCCCTGCCTTCCCCATCGCCTTGCGATCCGTATCCGCCCGCTGCTTTCCATTGATACGCCGACCAACCCGGCATATCATGTTCGCCAACGTAGCCGCATAGTGCAATCCTGAGCGCTGGATTGTCGCCATTTTCAATTGCCCACTTTCGCACATCGACAGCGACATCGTGATCGCAAGCGTACAGGTCGTCGTCTCGGATATCGTGCGAATATGGAGGATCGAGAAACACCCCTGTAATCCCATGCTTGATCGTTACGCTATCACCTAGCACTCTAGACCAATCGCCACAAGCGACCCGAACACGACGAAGGCGATCCGATAGCGATTGCAGATAGTCATGTACCCCCATGCCCGCGTTACCCATGTGGGGAAGTTTCTGGGATGGTCGGTGTACCCCCATGCCCGCGTTACCCATGTGCGGCAGTTGCTGGGATGGTCGGTGTACCCCCATGCCCGCGTCGCCCATGTGCGGCAGTTGCTGGGATGGTCGGTGTACCCCCATGCCCGCGTCGCCCATGTGGGGAAGTTTCTGGGATGCGTCATAATAGTAATCCTCCGCACACCAACCACTACCGATCCACTGGCAGATACCCCACACCCACCATCCTGCAATTTTCACATCGAAGAAATCCGGATCGGTTTTCATCTTCTGCCGAAACTCTTCGCGGCCAAGCAGCCACAGATGTCTGGCGTGGAGATCGGCTTCATTGATCGGATGGTCTGCCCACTCAGCCAGACCATCCGGATCGCATTTGAGCGCCCGCCAAAAATTAGCCAAGTAACAGTCGATATCGTTGACCGACTCGGTTTTGGCTTCATGCGGTCGATTGAGCATGACAGCCAACGATCCGGCGAAAGGTTCGACGTAGTTTGGGACGTTGCCGAACCTTTTCCAGACTTCATTAGAACAGCGTGATTTTCCTCCAAACCACGGAAATGGCGGTTTGAAATTAAATTGATCCCTACGCACACCACCGAATGTATCCATGCTAACCCCTTTGACGCTACCGTTCTCCTCCAGGAGAATAATCACCCTGAATTCAGTTTAATGACTTTCGATTTTTCTCCTTGAGCGTACCGGTCAGCCTCCAGGAGACAATCCTTGACCTTGCGTTCCAGTGGCGAGTCGTACATTGGAACGAAAATCACATCCTCGCTTTCGGCGTCCAATAAGTAAGGATCGACGCCGCCGTCCTCGTACCGAATGTCAATACGGCAAGCACTTGGCAGGCATTTTAGGATTAACTCCGAAAGCTCCTCAATCGACATGATCTACACCCTCCTTTACCCGCTTTACCTCAAATATGATTGCGGTCAGCTCCCCGACCGTCTCCCAGCGCGGAGATAACGACAATTCGCATCCCTCCGCCTGCATAAACCGACGCGCCACTGCGGTAGCCTTGACCATTCTATCAATCGCCATCGCCCCCATCGCCCGTATTTCCACACTCCCATCCTCGCGTAAAATTCCCGCGATGGCTCCCGCCACCTGGGACGGGGTACTGCCTTTTGATACCCGGACAACTCTCTCTACTCTTTCTATGCGCATTCTGTGCTCCCTCCATTCTAAAATGTATGTATAGTGTACTATTTTTAAAATATATTTTATGTAGGAGATATTACATGAATTAAGCTGATTTTAAGAATTTGAGCGAATCAAAAATGCGTCCGTATGTCAATTTCGTCAGGCTGAAAAATTAATGTTGACAAGCGCGCAATGTTCTGGTATCCTAGCTGATAGTAATACCGCATACATTTGCGGGAATATTTCGAGCCAGAGCCTAAGAGCCAGAGCCTATACGTTGCGCTCTGGCTCTTTCTTTTTCCCTCTCAACATTGCATAAAAAAGCCAGAGTCCAATAGCGGATTCTGGCTTTTTTTATTGTCCATTTTTAAGGGGCTGCAATGTCCGAAGAGACAACCACCCAGCAGAACGAAAAGCAATCGTCACTCTTGCATTTTATGTTCGGCTTTAATGATTACCCCTATGTCGAGGATACCCCTTACTACCCGGAGATCGAGGCGATTCGTGTCGGGCAGTTCGTGGATATGAATGGCAAAGATATCTCCATCGATATCGCACTCCTTGACACCCTTGCCGAAAACTTTGCCAACAACAAGGCCGGGCAAGAAATTCCAATCGATCTGAATCACGAACGGAAAGAGGCTGCAGGCTGGTTGCTCGGTGTGCGCCGCCTCAATAACAGCCTCTTCGTTGCGCCCAACTGGAATGAGCTAGGACTGAGCAAGGTTCATTCCAGACAATATCGGTACGTCTCTTGCACCATCGATTTAATCGAAAAGTATCTCGTGAGTGTGTCGCTGACCAATTTCCCGGCGGTCAATAACATGCGCCCGATTGAGCTCTCTCGGATGAACGAAGGGGCAAGTTCTTCTTTAATCGTTTTATTTAAACCGGAGGAATCAATGGCAAAAGACGCAAGCGTCAAGCAGCCAGTTGAGGGGGAAATGCCATCGGCTGAGTCTAAAACCAAGACTCCTCCGACCGAATTGTCCGCCTCGGCGAGTCCGGCTACACCTGTTGTAAAGAGTGATATTCCCAACCGGGAAGAAGTGATTGCTCAATTTCGCCAACAGGCCGACGCCGAGATCGCAGTCATCCGCCAGCAGCTTAATGATTTGATTGGGGATTTACAAGCCCAACGTCAAGCGGCTGTTTCGGATTTTATGAGCCAGGTGCGGGTAGAACGCCAGATCGCTGAGTTTAGCGAACGCGTGACCAGCACCGGAAAGCACGCCATCCCAGCCAAGCCCGCCGATGTCGCCGCTGTGCTGTCTGCACTGCCAACCGCAAACCGCGAAGCTGTGCAAGCGTTGCTCGAATCGATCTACGCCAGTGGCACAGTCGATTTTAGCGAGATGGGAACCAGCGCGGGCAAGCCTGTCGCCGAAACCGTGCAGTTGAGCCGAGAATGGCAACAAGTGTTGCGCTCGCATATCAACGGCGGCGGCACCGTCGATGAATTCTTCTCTTTCAATGCCGATCTACTCGGCGACAAGGGGAAGTACGACCTCGGCGCATTCATGAAAAAGGAGGGCTAAGTCATGGCCGATCTCACGCAGGGACGCGACCTATCGAATCGCCGTCCTACAATTCTGTTCACTGAGCGATTCAATGTGGATACCTCAGTCGCTCGCACCATCTACCGCGGACAGCCTGTCATCCTTGATAAGTCAGTAGACACCGTCAATATCGTCGGCTGGGTTGCCGCCGTCACGCTGGTCACTGCCGTCGATGTATTTATCGGCATCGCCAATGAAAACATCACCGTCGCCGCGGGCGATCTCGAAGTCACCAAAGAGATCGACGTTGTCACGGATGGTGAAGTTGGCTTCCAGTCCGCATCATTTACCGACGCCGATGTTGGCAAGACCGTTGTCTTCACCGATAGCGGGACCTTGGCTGTCGGTGTCGGATCGGCGACCCAATGCACCGCGGGCAAGATTACACGCGTCGCAAACGGCTACGTCTATGTTCAACTGACCACGCGTCAGTTCGTGTTCTAAAAGGAGCGAAACCATGATTAACTCTGGACAGGTGCCAGGCCACCTAATCGCCGCGGCACGTAATGGCTTCCTCCGTGCTGGCAAAGACATTGCACCAGTCTGGCAGCGCGTAGCGCAGCAGATTGATATCGTGAGTGCGACAGACGACTTAGTCGATCTGGGCGCTCCCCCCATGCCGAAGAATAGCAAGAACGGGGCAACCGTGCAGGGCATGAGCGAACGTCTGTTGCGCGTTGCTCCGGTCGATTGGGATATCACCATCGGCATTAGCGACAACGCCATCAAGGACGACCGAACCGGCGCATTGGAAAGCAAAGCGCGCATGGCGCGTGAGAATTTCGATAAGCACGTCAATCAACTCGTCTTTCTTGCCATCAATGGCGGAGAGTCGATTGGCGCGTACGGCGCGTGCTATGACGACAAGGCCTTGTTTAGCGCAAGCCACGCCGACAAAAGCGCCAAGTACCAGACGGCGCAAAGCAACACCAACACATCGGCACTCAGCGCGACAACCTTCAAATCCGTGTACGCCAGTGCATCGCTTTACGTGGATGATCAAGGCGAGCAGACTGGCTACGTCCCCGATCTGTTGATCGTGAACCCAGCGCTCTTCTACGATGCCAGCCAGATCACAAACAACCAGGCAGTATACGGCACAACCAACCGCGACATGAACCCCTACAGCGGACGCGTGGAAATGATCACCGTTCCCTGGATTGATTCAACCTCGTGGTTTGTGGTTGACACCAAAGAATCTACCAAACCCCTGCTGGTCGTGATGCGTGAAGCGCCCTATCTGCAATCTGCATGGTTCGATCCACAACAGGCGGACGGCGGGATGCACTACTTCAAATTCTTCGCCCGCTACAACGTCCAGTATGGCGACTGGCGCTTGATTACACAGGGCAATACATAGCCCAATACATAGCCCTGGCGTCCGTTCTGATTTCTGATTCACGGGTGTCCCCGCCACGGTGGGGACACCTTCAAGAAGGGAACTATGAAAGAAAAATCAACTGACACCCCGCCAGAAGTGACACCGGAAGTAAAGCCAGAAGTTGCACCGGAAGCGAAAGTGAAATCCGTCATCGGCTACATGGTGAAGGTGAACGGCTCTAGCCCGGTCAAATCCGTGCAAAGCGCTGGCGTTATCTTTACCGGCGAGGGCAGCGCAATCGTGGCGGATCATCCGTCATTGGCTGAACTTCAGGCGAATCCGTGGTTGGACGTGACCGAAGTTACGGAGTAGTTGAACTATGTCCGCCACGCCAGTCTACAACAAAACGAACTATGACCTGAGCACCGATGTCGGCAAGCTGCGCATGATGGTCAGCGATATTGCCATCTTCGATACGAATGCTGGCGCGAGGCCGGACGGCACATTCTACGCCGACGAAGAGCTACAGGTTTTTATCGATATCGCTGGATCGTGGAAGCGTGCGGTTTCCCTGGTATTGCGGGCGCTGGCAAACGCTTACGCACGCGTGTCGATTGTGCAGGAAATGGACGGGCGCAAGGAAGACAATACCAAAATTTCGGGATTATTGCAGGATGCGGCGAGCAAGTGGGATGAGCAACTCGATAAACTTTCCGTGCTAAATGCGGCAGGCGATACCGATACCGTCTCTTGGTCTGACTGTTTTGGGTTTGATTCGACACCGCCGCGCGTCTTCGGGATGAAGCAGTACGGCGCTCGTGTGCTTGATGCTGCCGCAATTAAACCAAAAACGCAAACGGTTCCGTTTCAGTCCTGATGCTTCACCCGTTCGGTTTCGATAAACTCCTCAACCTTTCTCCATCGGCGTCGAAGTGCACATAAAGAGGTAAGTATGATTATTTGGATTCACATTAGCGAGCTAAAGAGCACGGTTGTCATCGGCGATAACACCTATGCCCCATCCGATGATCCTAAAGATTGTCAGCCGATGCCAGAAGAATTAAAGGCGTATCTCGGCATCGCCGCCCAACCCGTTGGCGCTCCACTGGCTGATGCTGCACCGGTAGATAGTGCGCCACCGGCAGCCAAGAAGGGCTGAGGGTAATCGCGGCGTGGCGGTCGCTGCGGATGGATGAATATGAGCGAGTCTCTTTGGAACGACATTGACGAAAGATTGAGAAGTGATCTTGACGCCTATATGGGTCTATCTTCGTCTTTTTCGACACTAAAATTGCAAACGGTAGAAGCGTCCATCCTTACCGATCTGCTATCGGAGTGGAAGAATCGGAAGATTCCGTTTGCCATTGTGGACGGGCGTGCCGAAGAGATGAATCTACAAGAGCACGGGACTGATCTGTTTGACGCCAATGGCGAGTCGATTTTTCGCTATTTTATCGCCTGTGTCACCCGTGGTGAACGAAATGAAGTGATGCGTGACGCCAAGATTCTTGACGCTCGCGTGCGCAAATTCATCCTTGCGCAAATGAACAAAATCCAAACCGTTGTAGATGATGACGGTAGTCACCCGGTCGGGGTGATCCCGCTCAAGTCAACGGTTGCGCTCTATCCGATCATCGGATCGGGCAGTGAATATTACGGAATATCAATGCGGGCATTCAATGTAGTCGCCCACATGGAGGGCTAATTTATGGCAAAGAGAGCAACATTTAAAGTTGCAAAACAGTCGGCGAAAGGAACCGCGGCGACGACTGGCTTCCATTGTGGGCTATACACCACGACGGGGCTGGGCGAAAAGTGGGAACTATCGCCAGACACAGACGAGCACGGCTGCACAACGGCGTCTACGGTTTTTCGTGACCTGTCGGCACCGGTGCGCACCTTTTACACGGTAGAAGGAAACGCAGATGGCTTCCTTTACCCGAACGTAATCGGGGCGATGCTGCTAGGGCTGGGTCTTGCCGATTCTGTCAGTGGCACGACCAGCAAGACGCACGTCATGACGGCGGCGACGGCGGCCAACGATCCGTGGCTCACCATTCTGCATGATGGCAATGCCGACGTTGGTTCCACGCTAGAAAAACGAGCTAAGGACTGCCGAACAACCAAATTGAAGATCGACGCCGATAACAATGGCGTGAAATGGTCGGCAGATATTGCCGGGTTATCAATCGACACGTCGGCGGGTACAGAAACAAGCACGACCGAGCCAACAACAAGACTACTGCGCTCGCTTGGTACGTTCGCCTTGACTTTCGACCCCGCCGGGACACCGGTTGTGATCAGTAGTAATAGCAGCAATGCGCCGCGTGGGCTATCGGTGACAATCGACAACCCGACAACCAAAGATGATTATCCGCTCTGGTCAGCGGCGCTCGGCGATCTGCCGCGCGATAACGGCATCCGCGTCGAAGGCGAATTCACCGGCTTGCCTGTTCAGTACTCAATCTATAAGCAGTTGATGTGGGGCGGCGCAAGCGGCACGGCACCCTCGGCGACGTGGAAAGACTGCTCGACGGACATCAAATTTACAACCGTGGAAGAGATCACGACGGGTATCCCCTACAGTCTGCAATTGACGTTGCCGCGCATTCGTTGCTGGCTCGACCCCGACAACTACAAGCGCACCGGAGCAAATGACGGGCGCTGGACCATCAAGTGGCAAATGTACGCGGGTACGGCTACACCCTTGACGGCGACACTTATCAACTCGGTGGCGAGCTACTAGTCGGACGGCTGTCCAGTGGATGGCAGCCGTCATTGTATAGATATGCTAAGACCAAAATACGAATTCATCTACACCTCAGCGCTTTCCTATGTGGAAGATCGGGCAATCGACCAGCTAATCAAATTAGCTAAAAAAGAAGACAAGACCGATACGGAAGCGAGTGAGGTTGCCAGGCTGCTTGAGTACATGCCGGAAGTTACGCAGGTACGAATCACAGTTGCGCAATGTACCGGCTTGATGAGCACGCGCTACAACCGGCTAACCGTGGATGCCAGGCATTTCTTTATCGAACAGTCTGGCTTGGAAATGCCATTTGAAGGCGAATTGAGTGTAGAACAAAACGACATTCGCAACATGGCGTTCGACGCTGCGGCGGCGATTGCAGCAACTGAAAAATTTGAGCAGCGCACAACCAAACCAGTCGTCACGGCAGATGGCATTGATTACGAGAATACCGAGTGGATCGTCGGCGTACCAGAAGAATTCAAAACTATCGCCGGATTCATGACGGAATGCCCGAATACGTTGCGTGACGTTTGGGTTGGGCGCGCCTACGATGCCAACCCCAACTTGTGGCGGCGCTCCACGGATGAAACCGCAAAAAACTTCGGAGCCGTCAGCGAGAAAGAATTGACGAAACGCTGACGGCGATTGTCAGAGCCGAAGAAGAAGCGAAGGATGGCAAGCGCCGTCCAGTTATTCATGACGAAGATGAATGGAAGCGGATCGAAATGGAGGGTCTGGTAAATCCGGACAGTTTCGATCTCTTTCTGATGTGGTACGCATTCGGCGGCACAGAACGCGGGATCGGACTACTCGAACTCACGCAGTTACCAGCCGACATTCTTGCAGATTTTCAATACATTTTGAGGCGATTGTCAGAAATTCGGAGCATCGAAACCAGTGATAAGCCTAAGTGAATCTGCACAGAACCAACAGCAATGGTCCGCCATTCAGCGCGTAGTAGATAACCTACTGCGCCCAACTCGCCAACAACTACAACCAACGCAAGCGGCGATCCGTGATGGTTTCGCCGAGAATTTCGACAGCGAGTCGGCAGGCGGGCAACCCTGGGAACAACTCGCACTATCCACCGTGATCGAACGCGTCCTGCTTGGTTTCCCCGGCACGCATCCCATCCTGCAAAGAACCGGACGCTATCGCTCCTCATTCACGAGTGTCGGCGGCGAGCATATAAGTGATATCGACTATCAGTCGGGTGTCGTCTCGCTATTTGAAGGCAGTCGCGATGAGCGCGTTGCCGAACTTGAATTGGGTAGCGGAAAAATGCCAGCTAGACCGGTGCTAGAAATGTCGCACCATTCTATTGACGCCATCGGTTCCGCCATCAATGAAATGATCAACGAGATACTGAATGCCAGATAGACAATTTACGTGGGAAGCGATTGTGGATACAAAGGCTGCGGCTCGATCAATCACCGAATTGACCGAGCTATTAAAGCGCGTCTCGCAACAATCTGGCTCAAAAGTAGAAATCATTGATAAGGCATCGGTTGACGCGGCAAAGTCCTCGATTCGAGCAGCCACGACCGAGCAGGTAGAGTCACAGAAGCGCGCCACGATTGAGACGAAGACGCAGTCTGCCGAACGCATCCAAATCGCAAAAAACGAATCGGCGCTCGTGTCGGAAGCGGCAAAAGCGGCATCAGCGACGAAGATCGAAGAGGAGAAGCGCAGCACGGCACTCCTTCGCGCTGAACTACAGGAACGGCAGCGCGCCATCTCGTTATCAAGCCAGCAGAGTAGCCAGCAAGCACCCGCGGCGAGTGGTGGGGGCGGATTACAAAATGCTGTTTTGGCTGGCATCGCCGGTTATTTCACCGTGCAAACCGCACAGCAGGTCTTCAACTACGCAAAAGAGATCGCCGTCCTTGATACCAGCGTAAGCCGAGCCTCAAAAGCCTTTGAGATTATGAGCGGTTCGGCGGGTGAAGCCGAAAAGCGCTTGCGTGCCATTCAGTCAGCCAGCGGCGGCACGGTCACAGAATTTCAGGCAATCCAGATCGCCAATCAGGCAACATCGCTTGGTATCGCCAAGACGAGCGGAGAGTTCGAGAAACTGACGCGTGCGGCGCGTGCCGTAACCTTTGTCTCTCCCGTCATCCATGACGTGCAGTCGGCTATCTCGGAGCTTGCATTGGCGTCGTCAAACCTTTCATTTAGGAGGCTTGATCAGCTTGGCTTGAGCGTGACCGAAGTTAAAACGCGCATGGCTGAATTGAAAGCGGCGAACGGTGGATTAGATGATAGTCAGGCGTTCTTGGCCGCCACGGTGGACGCCCTAAACACAAAGTTTGGAACATTACTCAACACCACGGAAGCGCAAGCGGGGGGAGTTGAAAGGCTATCTACCTCGTGGGGGAATTTTGTAGCTAGTATCGCCAAGAGCAAGATCGGCGACGTAATTAATGAAGAGTTTAAAAAAGCGTCGCTAGCCATTGATCTGTTTAGGGCAAAACTGACAGGGGACTCGAAAGCTACTGGTACAAGAGAAAACATCAAGACGATGGTAAGCAACGCCCAGACATCATTGATGCCATTTTCTGGATTAAGTCCAGACGGGAGGAAACAGGCGCAGTCCGACATAGAGAAATTAAACAGATTAATCGATCTGCTTAATAGGATGGAGGAGGCTCAGCAGGCGGGAATTCCCGGAGCGGCTCAATATGCGGAACAGTTAAATACATTGGCTGACAATATATTTGTTAGCGGAACCGTCTCAGATGACGCGTCTATCAAGATGCTTCAATTGCAAACATCACTCTCGTTGGTCTCCAACTCTTTAGCCGATACGACTGGCGCTGGGAGAGTCTACGCCCAGGCCGTAGCGTCAGTGGGTGAGGAGAATTTAAAAACAAATTCGGATGCGCAGCAGTTGATTTCAGCCCTAGCCTATGTCGAGACTCAATATCAGACTGGGCAGATTAGCTCGATTGAATACGCTGCGTCACTCGGCGCTCTAAAACAGGCGCTTTTCGGAATAGCACTACAGGCAGATGACGCAGCCAATGCGGTTGGTAGACTGAACAACGAGACCCGCGGTGGTGGAGATTACACCGGACTACAGAAAGGACGATACACGCGGGCACCAGTTGGGAATTACGCCCCTGTTATGTTTAGGGATGTCGGCGTCAAGCAACAAAACGAGACGTTCTACAATAGTTTATCCTCCAGCGAGCACGGAACGGGTGATAATGCACGTGTGCGGGGGTTAAACACAAGCCGAGAAGACGCTAAAGAACTTGAAGCCGCAGCGAGGAAAGCAGCCTCGGCGGGAACCAAAGCTTTCAATACCGCGGCGCGTGAAATGAATTCCATGATCACCGGCATTGTCAAGGTCAGCGAAGTCACCCAACAGGACATGGAAGATGCCAAGAACGGCATCTACAAGCAAAAGCCCGACGAATATCTTCGCCAACTTCGGGACGAAGTAAAGAATAAGAAAGACTACAAGGATGTTTCGATTGAAGAGGCGGCAGCCGGATTAAACAAAATCGGCATCGAAACCGCTGGCAAGTCGGCTGACGCGGTGCTGCAACTATTTGAGCAAGCCTACTCGAATATGTCTTTGTTCGCTGATGAATCGAACCTGAAATTTATCAACGACGCGGCCGTTCAGTATCAGATTGACCTGCAAGAGAAATCCAAGCAGGGGCAGGAAAATATCGTCAAGCACTTCGGCGGCATCGTCGATGGCGCTGTGTCCGCA